ATGGGCGCCGTGAACCCATTGAGCGTGGACCCGGTAGATCTTCATTTATCGGCGGACCGCCTCGAGACACTGAGCCGAGATGTCGCCGCAGCGCACTCCCGGGCGAACGCCAGGATTGAGTCAGCAACCGCCGGCTGGGTAGGCGCATCAGGTGATTCACTCAAATCGCTCCTATCCGACCTGCAAAAACAGACCAAAGACCTGTGCGCGGATCTTTCCCATGACAGTTCGGCGTATCGGCGGATCGCCAACGGGTACGACTCGATGGATGATCAGCAGGCCGAATACTTCATCAAGTTTCGCCAGGCCCTCCCGTGACACTGACTTGGGGTGACATCAAACGCTGGGACGAGACTGCTATCGCGGACGCGGCGAGCGGGTTGCGGTCCCGCGCCACATCCCTTGAAGAGGTCAAGGCGGGACTGAAAACATTGCCGATCATCGGCAGGTGGGAAGGTCAGGGCGCAACCGCCGCCAACCAATCCTTGGACAAGATCGCCAAGAACATCATGGTTCAAACCACCGCCCAACAGGAGGCGGCAGCTGTCATGGATCAGGCGGCTATGTCGGTCACCGTCATCAAGAAGGTGCAGCAGGCCGCCGAGTCGGAAGCATCTCAAGGCCATTTCTTGATCAACGACCAGACTGGCGAGGTCACCAAGGACCCCCGATATGACGACCAAAAACCCGAGGTGAAGCAAGACATCGAAGCAAAGGTGCGGCAGGTGCTTGAGGCGGCCAACACCGCTGACGGCGACCTGCGGCATGCCGTGAACCTGGCATCAGGTACCGAAGCCGCTTCGGCGACCATCTACGACGGCAAGCCGGTATATACCGCTAAGCGGGAGGCCGATATTGAGGCATTCCGGGAGATGTTCGGGCGTGCACCGACCACGCCAGCTGATTTCGCTACCGCCGCCGCATTGAACCCGAACAGCTACGACCCGAAGAACAACGCGCCACCGGAGATTAGGGCAGCCAAGATTGAGCCCCACCCCGGATGGGGCACAGTGCGGACCAACTTCTTCATACCCCAGCGCGAAGTTGCCTATCCCAGCCCATCGAAGGGGCAGGGGCACAACTTGGGCGACAACCGCGGCTTCGATCCTTACGCCGACCCCGAGCATTCCCGGGTGTCGGTTCTTGTTGACTACGAGAATGGTGTCGTGGTCACACGGCAAAATCCATCGGTGGACTCAGTGACCTTAGAGAGCCGTGCGGGAGTTCCATGGGTCTCTGCCGCGCAGAACAAGGATGGGGCGGTGATGATTTCGTACAACACCGCCGACCCATTCTCTCCTGGCGGTGAAACGGTCGCAAAGGCATCGTCCTACTCGGTGCATGGAGGGCTCGCTATTCAGGGCGGTGCGAACGGGCCTACAGTTGGTGGCAGCATCACACAGTTCCCTGCTGTTGAGATCTACCACGACAACCCGATGGGGCAGACCAACACCGTGTTCACGAATATGCCCGCCAACACAACCTCGTACGGCCCCATGGTGGGCTTGGTGGGGGTGCAGGACATTGGTGATCAAAACCTGTACAACTCATTCGACACCGCGAAACTGGTACCACTCGGAGGCGTGTCCGCTCCCCCGGTGATCACACCCCAGACGCCTCCACCATCGCTTGGCGGCGGGTTGCCACCCATTCCCGCTGGCACCAAGTAGGGGGCTCGATGACTAAAGCGGATGCGAAGACCTACGGGCGGTACGTCGGTGTCGCAGCGATGATCCTTTGCATTGCTTACTATCTGGTATTCGTCGTAGCGATGCTGGTGGACCCGGCAGCGGGGTCTCTGGGTGATCGGGGCGCTGCGGCTGCGGCGCTACTGTGGTACACGCCGTTCACACTCGCGGGAAGCTGGTACCTGACGATCCCGATTGTTCTGATAATGGGCGCACTGTTGATGTGGGGCTATCGGAGACTGCCTGAGCACCTAGTGAACTGGCGCCCACAAGGGCCGTGGAAAGTGCTGGCGTACATCCCCGTGTTCTACGGGATACTCGCCGCCGTGGTGTATGGAGTGCTGCTATTACTGGCGATTCCAAGCACACTCGCGGGCGGGTAGAGACACCAAAAAAGCCCCCGGCTCAACCATGCTGGGGGGAAGCACGGGAGCCGGGGGCGGCTGTGAAGCGAGGGGGCTCTCAGGTCGGATTACTGGTAGGCGAGCGCCAGTTCGCGGACCTGATTCGGTAGGCGGCGAGACGATCAAGCGCTGGCTGCATCTCCTCAAGGCTCGGATTTGGGCCTAGCGCGTCGAAGTCCCGACTGATGTCTGCCAGTTCGGCGCGGTTCCGTTTATCTATGCGGTCGCCTACCCAAAGGAGGATATTGAATCCAACGAACCACACTCCGAACACGATCGTAAGAACGGTTCCAAACCATTGCCCTGCTGTCATACCCCAATTCTATTGGCGGTAAGCGCTAACAGCGGGGTCTAAGCCTTCCAGGGACCTCGCCATATGCGGGCATCGGATTCGATGCGTTCTTCGCGTTCGGTGCGCAGCTCTCCGCGCAGTCCCCCGATGTCTTTTCGGATACCCGAGATGTCGCTGCGGATGTCTGCCATTCCGTCGCGAACCATCTCGCGTATCTCGTCGATGTCGTCGCGCAGGTTGGTGTCGTGGGAGTTCTCTGTTTGGTGCCTGATTGCTTTGAGGTCGAAGTGTTGCAGCGTCCACAGGATGCCGAGGAAACACATGACGACGAAAGCGATTACTACCCAGGTCGCTAGGCCCCATCCGTCTTGGGCAAGTGGCGGCAGCTGCCAATCGGCCATGTTCACCGCGAAGTCTCCGCTGTCGGCCCACACTTCCAGGTCTCAACTCTGCACATAGCGGTGTCCTCTCATTTCAGTGAAGCCAACAGATGGATTAGGTCGAGCTGTTCGGGGATGAACCGCAGCAGTCCGGTGGTGCGAAGCAGATGCACGGCCACTACCCCGATCACCGCGGAGCTGAGGAACATGTGGGACTGCCCGTACCGTGTAGTGGCGTCCGACAGCAGCTCCCCGGGCGGGCAAGCTATCTCGTAGGCGACGATCCCAGCAGCCATAGTGATCCACGCCCAATCAGATGGGTGGAGCGCCATCAGTAGCAGCCGCTCGGCATGATGTTTTGATACTTAATAAACGTCATGGGACCCTCCCCTGTGGATAAACCTCGGTGATGTCGGAGAAGCGGAGTAAAGTCAGAAGCGCACTGCCAAATGCAACCGACGTAAACCCGAAACCGGGGATCGTTGGATCGGCCCCCGCGTTCAGCTCTCTTACGCGGGGGCCTTTCATTACTCAGTTCGTTCTAGGTGTTCTATACCGTTGGCGACTAAACCGTGTGTAGCCCAGGGCGATTGGTTCTCACCTTCATACACGCCGTAGGTGTGCTCTATGGTGCCGTCCGCTTGGACTCTCTCAAAACCGACCATGAGCACGAAATCTGATACCCGCCAGCCGGGTTCTTGATCCATCGCTTCGACGTACTTCTGTATGAGTTCGTCGGGGTGTTCACTCATCGCGGCTCCTACACAACTGACAGGTGGGAGATCTTGCCAGCGGCAAGGAGATACACGAGCCCACCGGGGGCCGATTCGGAGCCGGTGCGGTCGCGGTACCAGTCCGAGCCGCAATCCAAAGCCGGTGAACAGATCCGGGTCCTACCGCCATCGGTTTCCACTTCAAAGCTGTGGAAGTGTCCGTGTTGCAGGATGTGCGCGGCACCAGCCGGCTGTCCGGTGAACGTTTGGCCGGACCACCACTGCATGCCTTTAGTTCTAGTGCGCCACTGATGCCCGTGAGCGATCGTCACAACCGTATCCCCCACCGGGACGGTCATAGAGCCTGACCATTTATCGGGGGTTCTCACCGAAACGTGCCCGTAGGCGGCGGGGTTGAGTTCCAGAGCGTCATGGACTGCGATGGCACATTCGGTGGCCCACCCATCCCCCGGGTAGGTGTTCTGCTGCCGCTGCGCCTCATCATGATTCCCGTTCACCACGTCAAGGTGGACCTGATCGGCCAGCGGGCGGAATGCGTCAACTGCCGCGACCATCAACCTTCGAAGAATCCGGGTCTGCTCAGTCACGGTCTCTTGTGTGAGCCACAGGTTCTTGCCATTCTGGGAGACGTTGCCCTCGATGCAGTCCCCCGGCATGCAGATCTGTATCCCCTCAACGCCTAACCGCTTCAGATGCCGATACTGTTCGACACTTCGCTGCAAGGTATCGAGGTAGTTTTCAACGATCTGCTCGGTGGAGCCGTCACGTGACCTTTTGCCCAGCTGTAGATCGGATGCCTGAAAAACAAGCCAATGACCCTGACCACCAACTGGTTTACGCGCTTTGGCTTTCTTGACCAACAACTCAAGGTCAAGAGTAGAGATTGTCTGGCGGGGTGCGATGTTGAACCGGTACGCAACCAGCCACTCCCCATCCTCGCGCTGCTGCCACCGCGACGTACGAACCGACCCAACGATCTGCACCACGTCCGGGTCATACCCGAACTGCTTCAACAGATCCGTGTAGTCCACCGGATCGGTGGCTTTCATCGTCCCGGTCTGAATGTGCCCCGAAGACCCGTCGAACGTTGTCTCCGGTGTGTACCGCTTCTCCTCTACTGAGGTTGCAGCAGCGGCAAGCTGATCACGGATACTCAAGGGCGCACACACTCTTGAACGTGGCGCCGGAACTGGTGCACCTTCACCGGCAGCCCTTCGGCCCGCAGGACGTTGACGAGAGCCGCTACAGATCGATTCGGGTCTGAGAGCCATTCATCGACTGCTGCCCGATCATCGTCACTACGACCAGCCAGCCATGCACAACATGTGCAGCGCTGCTTCGGTTTAGCGGCCTCAGCTAGTTGTTCCCGGATGGACATTGTTTGAACCGCCTTTCATGGGGCGCTTCGGAGGGCTATTCAGTTGTGGAGTTCAGGACACTAAGCACGAGTTCTGCGATCTTTCGTGAAGCGAACACGGGGGTGGTGTACACGGCCCCGCTTACCTCGCGCTCATCGATCGCGAGCACGCTTGCCCCACTGCGACTATTGATGATGGTGGGCAGGGAGCCCGGAACCTCTGAGATGCAGTATTGATTGTCAGGCACGGTCTAACCCCTTCGTTGGGTTGGGCTATTCAGTTGTTAGGCGCGGAACCAGTCGAGGACTGGATTCAGGTCGTACGTGCCATGGGCTTCCAGGTGGGCGATGCCTTGGAAGGTCCGCACGATGGCCCACACGATGTCGATCAACCCGTCGAAGGGGTTGATGAATAGGTCCATGATTCGGGCAACTATCGACGCCGGTCCGTGCGTCCAGTCGCCCTGTGTGATGATTTTCCCGATCGCGGTCATGTTGGCGCCGGCTTCATCTAGCCGGTTCTCTGCGTACCAGTCGCTGGTGCGGGCGTGCTCTTGCCACTTCCCTGCCAACTCGGGGTATTTCAGGAAATCGAAGTGCCAGTCCATGATTCCCTGCGTGTCAGGCTGGGGTGGATCAGGAACCCAAGGCGCGCACTGGTTGATGAGGCGGTAGGGGTTCCCTAGAGCGATGCCCTTGTGGAAATCCTTGAGCCGGTAGTGCAACCGTCCATTGGTGGGTAGGACGTGCTTTTCCATGACTTCGCAGCCGACCATGGCGCCCTGGCTGAAGATCGCCAGATTCCACGGGGTCCCCTCGGGGAAGGGTGTGCCATCGTCGAACAGCTTGGTGTCCAAACGGTTCACGAGCTCATCCACACCGGATTGGTTGTTGAACGGCAGCCGGACGTTGTCGTATCCGGTAGGCCGCCACACCGCCCGCCCTTCACGCTCCAGAGTGGAGGCCACGAAAGCACAAGGCCCGACAAACATGTCGGAGAGATGCCCCTCGACCGTGAAGAACAACGGCGTCAAGCCCAACTTCACCAGATCCGCTGCCGAAACAACCCCGTTCTGGGCTTGGTTGGTTCGGCGCTGGTATTCCTTCTGGACCGCCTGGTCGTCGTACCCAAAGTACGAGTCAACCTTCAGCGGTCCCCCATCGGCGGCTTTCGCGTAGGAGGCGTAGCGGGCCACCATGACCCGCTGCCACCTCGCTACTACCTCCCCATGGGAACCGAGGGTAAGGATCACTCAGTCACACTCTTGATGACCTGAGCCGCCAATGGGCCGATAGCAGCGGATGAGCTGATGACCTTGGCGTCAACGGCAGGGCCGACAACACCCCCGACGGCCTGCTGAATCTTGTTGATGCTGTCGACTACAGCTTGAGTGCCCGCCTCGAGCTGGGTACGTGCTGTGGCGCCGGTCGAATCCAGCTGCGCCTGAATGTCCTGAAGGCTGGTGACGGCCTTATCGGCTGGGCCACCCTTGATCTGCTTACCCAAGACCACACCGGCGGTGCCGAGACCCGCGGCGCCCAGGACGCCACCGATGGCCACAACGGCGTTGATCCACGCGTTGCCTTGGGTGTCACTGACGACACCGGAGGTCACCAGGATCGGCACGAGCGCTGTCACCAGTGCGCCAATGAGGTAGTACCACTTACGGATCTGGTCGGTCATGACTGTCCCTTCTGAGAGATGAACTCCTGCAGGACTGCAGGGTTGGTGGCTTCGAGCCCGGCGAGGAATGCCTTGGCATGGGCGACTGCGGCGGCGTCGGTGCGCGATCCCTGCCCGGCCGCCACGCGAGCGATACGGCCGATGGCCTCGAGGTCTCCGAGCTTGGCGTCGGCCTCAACGGTCAGGTCCTTATGGGCTGCTCCGTCGATCGACTGAATGAGCTGCACCAGGTTGTAGATCGGGCCTTCGCCTGGTGTGGCGTACATGGACACCGATCCCACGGTGGGCTGGGTGAATAGCCGGTAGAGGGTGTCCCACTGGTCCTGTGGCACTTGGGCCATGTCATCTCCGTTCGTGAGTAGTTGCAGCAGCGCGTCACCCTGCAGAAGGGCGCGGTTGTATCGAGAGCGGCGATCCGCCAGGCCGTTGGTGCCGCCGTTGATTCGGCGGGTGACCGTCTCCAAGTCCTGCCGGTCGGATAGGGCGTTGATGTCCGTGCGGGCGACGGTCCAGTACCAAGCCGCACCTATACCGGCCCACCGCAGTTCGGCCAGTCGTTTCGGGTTATCAACGAATTCCGTTGGCGACGGAACGAGTCCCTTACCTGAACACCACCGCGAGAAGGCCGCGTAGTTGTTGCGTCCGGTGATCTGAATCCAGCTGCGGCCCTTGAACCGAACCCCATCCCCCGGCTGTGTGTTGCCCAGATCTGCACGACCTTCATAGGCGGCACCGGAGGCGTACTCTTCGGTGGCATTGAAGCCGGCCGACTCGTGGCCGACCTGCGCCAGCCACATCGCTATCCGATTGATGTTCGTGCACTGGCTAGCCTTGAGCCCATCGGACACCGCGGGCAGGATCTCTGCGGCTCTGGGGGCACTTAGCCCGGTGGCGCGTGCCAGCACTCCTGTGGGATCGGCACCTACCTGGCCTGTGATAGGTCCTGGCAGATAGTGCCAGTCGTTCGCATAGCTGGTGTCGTACACCGACCGTGCCTGGTTGCCGGTCACACACCCATCGGAGCCGTTGGACTCCATGCGGATTCCCTCAACCTCACACCACATGTGACTGTTAGCTCCGCCGCCGGGGCCGTGGTGGATGGCGATCTTCACCGCAGCATCAGCCGGGAAATCATTCGGCGACGCCACACAAATGGTGTTGAAGATCGTTCCGGTCTGACCTACCTCAATCGGACGCCAGCTCTCCGTGGACATCCCATGTCGCGTCCAGGCCATCGCGGTCCCATTGCGCACCGCATCACAGACATCGATGACAAGACCGGAGCAGTCCGTCCCGACCTTGAGGTTGAACGGATTCCAGTTCCCGCCGTAGACGTAGTCGTTTCCGACGCGGTCCTGGAAGATCCGCTTCGCGAACTCAACATTCGTACGTAGGACGGCCATTAGTACGACCACCAGATAGCGGACACCCACTCATTGATCTTGCGGCGCAACCAATTCACTAGATGCCTCCAATCCGGGGATTGAGCCCTGGCCTACCCGCCCAGCGGGAGCGACGGAGCCACACTCCGAACCCGAACCCCGCCAACCCGATAACGGCGTAGAAGGCGGGGTAACGCAGCAGTTGAGAGCGCATCATGCCGCCAGCGGGCCGAGTGCGAGGGTGTCGGTGTTGATGCGGATGATGTCGCCGCTGGCACCGGACTTGGAGACGGCGGCCTGCGATGACCACAAGAAGTTCCCGGCCGTGGGGTGATCCCAGAACGACACCCCGGCAATGGCTTCCGTGGCACCGAGGGTGTGCTCGGGGGTGTTGGATTGGCTGATCGAACCGGCCGCAGCAGCGTTGAACGCACACGGGTAGCGGGTGGCCACCGAGGATGCGTTGGCTGTACCGTTCGCGCCGGGATCGCCGGTGTGCATCTTGGCGTACACGGTGGCCGGTGGCGTGTAGGCCACGTTCCGGCAGATGTGATCGAGCAGTTTGTTCGCCAGGTAAATGCTTACTCCATAGGCCATTTCAGGCACACTCCTTCTGTAGCTTCCGATTGATTGATGCGCGCTTAGTGATGCGCTTACAAGTCCGACACTTCCGGCCTCGGCCGCCATTGTTGGGTGCCGTGTTCTCTGGCGTGAACGCATGCCCTCGCTTGCAATGTGTCTTAGCTGCATTCGCGTTGGTGCCGTGACGCACCGCGTCATACGAGTTCTCAGATGGCGTGTCCCATCGAAGGTTTAGCAACCTGGGGTCGGTCTTGACCCCGTTGTTATGGCAGGCATACATACCGTCAGGGCGTGGGCTGACGAATGCTTCCAGCACGAGCGTGTGGACCGTGGCCGTCCGGTCTTGTCCGCCTGCGCACAGCACCACACACGGGTAACCCGTCTGCGCGTTGATCACGTGTGGACGAATGCGACCACGAAACAGACGTGTCCGCGACGAGCCGCCCTTGCCGGTATCGGTAATGCGCCTGTCCAGCGAGCGCACACGCCCCTGGTCACTCACTTCATATAAGCCCTCATAACCGACAATCGGGCGCCATTGCTCGTTCGGCGAAATTCCCCATGCCATAATGGGTTTCCCTTCTATTGGTAGGACCGGATATGTGCGACGCCCGTTCCGCCGAGGCGTCCGGGGTTGGCGATTCCGAAGACGCCGCCCGAGCCGGGACCGCCGCCACCTCCGGGCGCGTTGCCGTTGGTGTTGGTGCCTGCCTGTGCGCCGCCGGTGTAGGTCTGGCCGTTGAGGGTGGTGTTGCCCGCAGCCTCGCCGGGCTGGTTCAGGCCATTGCCGGCGTAGGCGCCTTTACCGCCGGCGCCGCCGGCACACGTGGTGGTGACCCCATCGATCAGGAACGTGGTGTCACCGCCGGCGCCGCCGTCCTTCTCCTTGGCCCCCGCGGCTCCGGGCGCGCCCACCATGCCGGTCAGGGTCAATGCGGAGCCGGGGATGTCGATGTTGCGGGCCACGGTGCGCGCGTTCCATGCGCCTTTACGGCCGCCCTGTCCGGTGCTGCCCAGGCCGCCGTCACCGCCACCGCCGCCGCCTCCGGCACCGCACCCAACGCAGTCCATGAAGTCGCAGTTGCGCACGATGTTGTGAGTGAACGCCCCGGCGGTGGTGTAGGTGGCCAGCGTGGGCAGCCCGCCTGGCGGATAACCGAGGCTGCATGCCCGCGTCATGGTTACCGACAGGGCGGCGTCGATCTTGGCGACGCGCTCGATCGCCAGCGCCGAAGACATCGAGACGGTGCGTGTCAGGTCGACGGGCAGCAGCTTGTCGAAACCGATCGAGCGCGGCGCCGTCAGGTTGCACGTCAGATCGATTGCGGCCACGCGTTGCAAACCGATGGTGCCGGTCATCTCCAGCGCGTTGGCTAGGTCGATGCCGATCACCTTGGCCAGGAACAGGGCCCGTTCCATGGTGACGGCCAGCGCGAGGTCTTGTTGGAATGTGGCCTGTAGCGCAAGGTTGCGAGTGATCAGGATCGAGCGCTGCGCGGCCAGCTGGTACGCCGCGGCCAACGCCAGCTCGCGGTCAAGGTGTACCGACAAGACCACGCCCATGGCCTGCATGGCGGTCAGCTCGACCTCGCCGACACACATCACTGCCAGTGCGGCATCGATCCCGATGATGGCGTGCCACCGGCCGTTTGGTGCGGGAGCTGGCACGGCCGGATTGACCGACCACTTGCCGCCCGACCGCGTGGCGGGAGCGGTCGGGCTGGTGGACCAGGGCACGTTAGGGCCCGGCGAATCCTATGCGGGACACTATCGCGCCCTCGCTGTCGGTTCCGGTGATCTGTATCCAGTTGGGCGGGTTGGTTTTACCGTCGATGTCCAAGCCGCCACGCACGACAGTGAAGGTGATTCCGGGCAGCTCGGGCATGGTGAACGTGGTGCTCGGTTCGGGGATCTGCGCCGTCTGCGGTGGCGTGGGCGGCTCTTGCGGCAGTTCCGGTGCCGGCGGGTCCGGGGTGGGCGAGGGTGCCGGGGGGTCTGTCAGATCCTCGTCGTCATCGACGGTGGCTGGTGCTTCGGGTGTGGTCATGGGTGAGTTCTCCTGTGGTGTGTCAGATGAGTTTTCGGCCAGTGAAGGAGGCCACGCCGAATACTTGGGTGATGGTGCGCGAGACAACGGTTTCCGAGCCGGTGGAGCCGTTGGAGCGCACGTCGTAATCGACGACGATCAGGGCGGGTTGGATCTTGTCGCCGGCGTTGAGCAGGATTTCGAATTCGGCGCCGGGGCCGATGGCTCCGGTGACCTGAACGTCGTTGCGGTACAGGCACCAATGCGGGGTGACTGGACCTTTGGCCGAGTATGGGCGGCAGGTGGTGGCCAGCTTGTAGAGCCCGGCTTGGTCCACGGTCACCGCGCCTCGGCCAAGGTCGGTGATGGTGGCGCCATTGGCGTAGTCGGTGAAGGTGAAGAACGAGGCCGGTAGTTGGCCCGCTGAGGTGATGGGGTCGGTGTATGTGAAACCTGAAGTGGACGAGCGGGTTAGGCTCCACGCGTTCGACAAGGTGGCACTACCTCCCGAGGCGACGTAATCGGACATGGCGAATGCTGCGATGCGGTATGAGTCGTAGGTGAACCACGACGTTGCGCGCTGAACACAGAACATGGCGTATCGATAGTCCGGCCCGACGGCGATGGCGCCTGAAACATCGGTCGCTGAGGTGACCGGCTTTCCGTTCACGCGGACAAAGAAGTTGTTGCCGCTGCAACGGATTTCGATACGGGCGCCCTGTTTGACTGACGAGAGCCCGCCTTGAAAGGTCATCGGCGTGGCGAACGTCCAGCTGGTGCCCGAGCGGGTGAACTTGCCGACGCGGACCTCGCCCTCTTTGGCCAGGCAGTAGGCGCCCGTGGTGCGATCGGCGTTGCAGCGAATGAACACCCCGGAGTAGTAGTTTCCGTTTTGGGTGTTGCCGAGCACGAATGAGGCCGACTGTCCATCGGTGGCATAGGTGTAGTTGGGGCTGGCGAAAAAGTACCCGTCAGGGTTGCCGTTCTTGACGCCCGCATATCCCGAGTCGCCCCGGATGGTGATATCGCCGGGGTTGGGGCCGGTGGTCCAATCGGTCGTATTCAGTGCGGCGCCGTCGGCCCCGGAGAACACGAAACTGTAGCTGTTGCCGTCGCCGGTGTTCTGCTCGGTCTCCTGCTCTTGCAGGGTGGTCTGTGCAGCGATGGCGCTTTTGAGGGCGTCCTGCGACAGGCCCAGCAGCGCCAGTAGCGAGTCCTTGGCTTGGTTGATGCGGTCCCCGATGGCGCCCGTGGTGCCGGTGCCCACGCCGTCGGCGCCGTCCTTGACCCCGGACAGGATGTTGCCGAGGTTGTCGACAAGATCATCGACCCGGCTCATATCGAAATTGCCGACGACATCTCCGACGGCCAGGGTTCCGCCGCTGGTGAGTTTCTGAGTCTTGTTCTTGTTGGTTCCGAACCACGTTGCGATGGCCGCGACGAATCCGTTGATCGGCGTTACCACCAAGCCGTTGTAGATGTCACCCAACTGATTGAACGTGGTTTGCAGGTCTTGGATCTTGACCTGGGGCAACGTCGGAATGTTGCCCAGGCCGATCAGGCCCAACAGTTCCGAGGCGGTGATTTTGCCGTCTGCGGTGATCGCGGCGAACCGCTGCTCGAACTGCGTGATACCCGAGTTGGCTTGTCCACCAATGGCATCGAAGAACGATCTGAACTTACCAAGCACCGGTCCCAGGTTCGACATCGCCGAGGTGACATTCGAGAAATGCACCCGGCCCCCGGTGGCGCCCGGCGTCACCACCAGTGTCACCGTTGCCCACTTGACCGATCCGTCGTTCGGGACGGTCCACGAGCCGGTGAGGCTGGTGCGCACCCATGACGAGTCCGCGGCCACCGGTTGTATCTGCTTGACGACAACCTCGGGCAGCTTCGTACGGTCGGGCCCGAACGGTGTGATACACAGCCGGATCGGGTTCGATCCCCCGGCGGCCGTGACGCCCTGCCACATGGCCGAGGCCGCCATGTCGACGATCTGGCCGGGTGCTACCTCGAAGGGATCCTTGATGCTGATCGCGTACAGGTGACCATCGGCATTGACGTAGATCGACTTGCCCGACAGGTGCCCGTTCTGGGTAGCGTCGAAGCGCCAGTCCGGGTTGTCCTCGACGACTGACGGGTCGGTAAATCCGCCCGCGCCAGTGGTCAAGTCTTGGGCGACATCGGCGATCCATGCCGCCGGGATGACGCCCTTGAAGAACTTGCCGGCCACCTTGGCGATCGCGGTCAGGATCGATTCTGGGTGCGCCAGATCGATGCCCGCCAGCGCGTTGCGGATCCCCAGTGCCCAGGTACCGAGATCGGATTCGTCGCCATCCTCGACGCCGGTGATGATCTCGATGATGTCGCCGATGATCGGGATGCTGTGAGCCCATTCCTCCAGCTGCTCGAACGAGCCTTCACCGGGAATGAATGAGCCAACCACCGCCAGGACCACCCGCCGAAGGAACTGCTCGATGAGCTGTTCACCGAACTCAATGAGCTGCTGCGCCGTGAACGGCCGTGTCAGCTCATTGGGCTGCTCCTGATGGACCGGGGCAGACGGGATCGCCTGCGCCCATTCGGGAATCCCCGATGTCACAGCGGCAGAACCTCAGCCCAAAACTGCGAACTCGACGCGGAAGTCGTGTAGGTGCTGGTGCCGGCTTGGCGTTCACACCGGATGTACACCGTGGCGGATGCGTTAGCGGCGATCTGGTTGTAGGAGTCTGATGCGGTGCCCGATTCGATCGGCTTACCCGGATCCATCGGCAGGCGCTCGGTCTGTGCGATACCGACACAGCGGCCGATGATGTTGCCGCCACTTTCGCCATTCAGGCGTGCCAGGAGGTTGACCCGCACATCCGCGGCTTCACCAGTGACCACCGTGAATCCCCCAGCACGGACCCTGCGCGCATACGGGCGCGCGGGGATGGAAATCTGAGCCAGCGTGTAGTTCGGGTTACCCGAGGGGGTGTTGTTGATCGTGCCCGGATAGAAGATCTCGGGGATCTTCTGCGCGACAAGCTCAAAGCCTGTGCCAGCCGATGTGACCGCGGGAATCTGCCCTGCTACTGGAGTGCCGGACAGGTCCGTTGGATCCCAGACCGTTTCGCCGTTGTCACCCTTCTGACCCTTATGTAGGGCCAGGTTCAGCTTCCACTTACCGGGGGTGCTGGTCGTGGGCGGGGTGATCAGCGTGAACGATGCGGAATCTGGCGTTGCGTCACCGGGTTCAAGAGCGGTGAAGTTGATTGCCGTGTCCAGCTCTGCGTGAACACCGGGATCACCCTGCGCGATGGCAGGGATACCTACACCCATTCCGCCCTGAGGGCGTAGCAGCAGCATCGCGGCGCCGGTCTCGGGGCTGACGGGCATCTCGATGATGCCTTCAAAGAGATACCGCTGCCCATCCGGGGTTGTAGGCCAAGACATGTTGTCTCCAATCAGGATTGGGAAACGAGAGGGCCACGGCGCAGACACCGTGAGAACGTTGATCCGGCAATAAAATTGAGGTATGACAAACCTCGAAAATTGGCTCCCCGTATCTGGATATCCCGGATACGAAGTGTCCGATCAGGGGCGGGTGCGGTCGCTAGACCGGCAGGCTCGGAGCAGGTGGGACACCCCTAAGACGCTGCGAGGAAAGGAGCTGTCCCAAAGATTGATCGGTGGCAGTGGGCCTGAGGGCCGTTACCCGGGCTGTGTCCTGTACCGCGGCGGCAAGCGAAGGACCGTGACCGTCCACACCTTGGTCCTGGAGACCTTCGTCGGACCACGCCCGGATGGAATGGTCGGATGCCACCGCGACGACGTCCCCACCAACAACCACCTAAGCAACCTCTACTGGGGAACTCCTGCGCAGAACGTCTCTGACGCAATCCGCTCCGGTCGCCATGCTGCGGCTAGGGAGTCCGCGAAAACCCACTGCGCTAAGGGTCACGAGTACACCCCCGAGAACACCTACGTGAAGCCTCAAACCGGGCACCGGGATTGCCGAACTTGTCACAGAAAGCAAGTGAGCGACTATGCGCGGCGCAAGCGTGCGGCTTAACTCTGGGGGCTTAGCGTGACGACGTTTAGCGCTTCAAAGACGCCGGTCAGGAACCGCTGAATCTTTCCTAGGGGTGCTTCATCACGGCGGCCGTCACCGAGCTGGACCATGACCGTGCGCTCATCTGGGGTGATGCGCCACATGGTGCTTTCGATGTAGTCGGTGATCATCTTGGTGCGGCCGTGGTACACCACTGACATCAAGCCGCCCTTGAAAATGTCTCTCCCCAGGGCGTATTGGTCGCCGTTGCGGAACGTGACTTGGGCGGTGGTGTAGCCCTGAGAATCGAACAGGGCGTTGATGAACGCGAATACCGTTTCGATGTTGTACGGCGCCGAAGCGGTGGGATAGAACCGCTCGATGGCCGGGTGATAAGGGCCCACCTGATCGCGTCGGTCGTAGTGCTGCATCAGCTGGAACGCCAGAAAGCTGTTGTTCAGGAACCCAGACAGCAGATCTGAGGGGATTCCGGAGAACCCGACCACGATCATCAGAGAGTCGATCAACCACGCGAACGTGGCGTTCATCAAGTCGTTCAACCACTTCGGGCTACGACCACCGATGATGTGCTGCCAACCCAAGGGGGTGTGGTCTGCAATCTCGTAGGTGAGAATGCTCGAGTCCTCACCCGGCTCTGGAGCAACGACATAGGCGTAGGGCTGCTCAAAGTTCACACCCAGCAGAGGCGAGTAGAACACTCCGTCCATGCCGGGGACTTGCTTCATGACCGGAGAGAAGATCCCGCCGAGCGATCCGCCCAGGTCCACCACTGTCCGCAGGACGGAGTCCAGAACAGTTTTAGTGGGGCCCTCGATTTGGCTGCGGTCGGCGGTGGAGAACACGTACGTTGGCTGGTCGAGCTTGATCCACTGATCCGGTTGTGGGTCGCCTGGACGCCATAAGTCCATGCGGGTGTCGACGCCGTAGGCTTTGGTGACATCCTTGATGACCGTGCCGACGGTCTCCATGCGAACGGTCTTGGCGCACAACGGGGACGTGTCCAGGAACGGATTGGTGCGCTTCACATACGTTGGGGTGCGTAGCATCCGCGCGAATGTTTCGGGCGACAACCCATCGTTCTTCAGAGCCTGCATGACGGTGCCGAACCAGGCCCGAATATCGGGATTCAGCGAGAGCCCGTTGTTGATTGCTTCCATCCAGCCCGACTGCAAACGGATAGCGCATTCGGCGACCATGTTCTCCACGCAGGTCTGCAGCGCCCAAATGAAAATCGCGTGTGAAAACGGCTGGGCCTGTATGGGGAGCCACCACGATGGCCAGATCACGTAGTAGTTCAGGATGTCCCAGATACCCCGGAGCTCAACGTTTCCGGTGAGCGCACCCTTTTCGTACTTGTAGCGGTGGGTGTTGACGTAGAAGTTGTGGCGTTCTCCCCCGGCCTCTACCTCGACGCCGACCATGGTGTTTTTGCAGTCCATGAACAGCGGGATGAGTGGGGAGTTTCCTTTGAGTACCAGCTGTCCCACCGGGCAGTCGTTCCTCGGGTTCGTGCCGTATCCGCTTATAAGGTCGTTGCCGATGGACCCCATTGGCGTCCAGAACTTGTCGCAGACCGTGAACCGGAACTCTGTGTCTACCTTCGACTTCTTCTCCGTCAGCGCCCGAGCCGTCGTGGCGATGCGGGTGATATCACCGGACTGGATGGCCGCCTTCCAGCGGTCCATGTCTGTTCCGGGCATGACTAGCTAGCCCCTGGTTCGCAGGGGTGCAACGTGATTGCCATTTAGAGCGGGTATCTCCGCAACGGCGTTCCAGAAGCGATGATCTTCGAGTCGGCGTTGCCGTTGTCGATCGCAACTTTGACGAAGTACGGTTTCGCGTCCTCGCCGGGCGATTTCGGGGGGATCGCCGCATTCTGGGAGAACCGGCCCTTGAGGTACTTGTACAGATTCCCCTGGGGTGGGCGTATGCCGAAGAACGACTTGATCTGATCACCGAACGCTGAGTTGTTCATGCCCGCAAAGGACAGGAACTTGGAGATAGCGTCCTGGAACACGTCCAGCTCTTGCGGGGTTGGCGGGACCGCGGTCAAGTCCTGCACCAGGGTGGTGTTGACACGGGGGTCGGTGCGCAGAAACACGATTTGGTTCGGCAACAGAGGCCCGAACTCCACGAACTCATCCGAGCCGGGACCGTCGTAGATTTTGAAGATCCCCGGACCAAACAGGGTGTAGTCGTCGTACATCGGCTGATCACCAATGTTCACCCGCTGCAAAAAGCCCTCTTGTGATACCTCGGAGTTGTCGCCAGCTGCGATCTTGCGGATCGCCGCAGGGGTGGCCTGAGTCAATAGAGCGCCCCCCGCGTACATGCCGTTTCCGATGCCGCGGTTATCTACGCCCATGGGTGAGCCGGTGCCGGCTTCGGTGTGGGACAGGATTTCCAGGCCGTTGCGCAAGACTTTGAACATGCGCTTGTTGCCCTCATATCCGCAGACGAGGGTCATCTTCTCGCCAGGCAGGGGTGGGATGAGCATGGAGAACGGCTGGTTGCGCATCGTGGTTTCGACGAAGTCGACCATGTAGTACAGGCGCAGCACGCCGAACCCGTACTCAACGAATACCCCGGAGCCGTTCCAGCTTCCGTCAGGGTTGCGGCCCATCCTGCCGCCAAGAATGTTGCGGGCCGAGTACGGCAAGGACCATTCCTGGAATGATCCGTGGACTTGGGCGATGACCTGGTTATCGGTGATGGTGTTGAAGTCCGGCCAAGGCCCGTTGATCACCTGACGCGCTTCTGTGGTGGTCAGGTCATCGGGGTCATCAACCCAGATCATCTGATCGCCGTTGGAGGTGCAGTACCCTCCCCCGTCGCCTTCGTACCACTGCGGGATGTCCCCCAAATCTTGGGTGGAGCGGTGATCGACGTTAAAGGTGTCAGTCATCGCCTCGTACAGGAAAACGAACGCATCGGAGTGGTCGTAGGTTTTCCAGCAGCCCGTGTCAGCCTGTAGGCGTAGGGTGATGCGCTGCGTGTTCTTCTGCGCGCCGGTGACCGAATCTCTCGGTGCACCCTGGAACCAACGCACATCCGCCCACCAGTGGCCAGCCTCGTGATCGAGGAAGTCCAGCTTTGACTGCCGGCTGGCATCGATGGAATCGACGAGATGTCGGTAAACCCTGCGGGTGTGCTTGGGGTCTCGGCCGCGGCAATCCAGCGTCAGTTGCACCTCGATGGGATCCAGCAGTGCATCCAGGTGCGTGACACCGTCTTGGGTGGCGCCCTTCTGGGTGATGTGCTTCCACGGCGGAGTCAGGCCGGTGATGCCGTCACGCTGAACCAGCACGCATTCGGGCGCCGTGAAGCGGTCCGGGAACGAGTGCCCGCCCATAAGGTAGAACTCGACCGAACCATCGAAGGCAGTCAAACGCATCATGGGCTGGTCGCCCTTGACAATGTGGTACCAGCCCTGTGGCACAACGGGACCGGCAGGATAGCGGATCGTCATCGCATCGCCGGGGGCTGGTTCTGTGCCATTTGGGCGGCGGCGATGTCGCGGCCCGTGCCGTCTTCGGTGGCCCGCTGGTTGGTGACGTTGATGTTCGTCGTGTTGTTCACCTGTCCTGGCTGCTGGCCCTGATTGCCTTGCTGAGGGTTCTTCTCGGCGGTGGCTTTTCCTGCCATGTTCGGTAGTGCCGGCGCGGCCCCCGCGATACCGCCGAGAATCTTGGTCACCCACGACTTGTTGGCGAGCTCGGAGCCACCCGTGGGCAAGAACGTGTCCATGAGTCCTTGCGTTGCAATGCCAGCGACCTGGCCCCCGTACTGGATGGCACGGTTGGCCAACTTCATACCGGTCTGGGCGGCCTGCCCAGCACCGGGAGCCAATAGATCCAAACCGCTTGCGGCAACACCGATCGCGGTGTCAATCGAGCCGCCAGGGGTAATACCCAGGCCGCCGCTCTTGCTAGATCCTCCAGAAGACGGCTCGACACCGCCGATCCGCGTGCCGGTCTGTTGAGATGGGCTCCAGCCCTGCGCGGGCCCGGTCATGCCGCCCATTCCGCCACCAGCAATTGCTGCAGGATTTGTCAGACCTGGATTAGTGAGCCCAGCATCCGGAAGCGGCGCATACGCAGGAGTTGGGGTGGCCGGCATTGGAGGCGGTGACGGCACAGTGGAACCACTGGCGGGCCGGTAGAAATGCGACGTGAATGCCGGGTCATCGGCACCCGTCCCGCCAATGCCGCGGCGGGCGGCCGATTCATCACTACCCCAGTTGAACGGTGTCCCGCCCGGGAGTGTGGCCTGCATATGACCGCTATTGAATCCGACACGGAAGTCCCCGAGTCCACCCATGCCAGGCAGAAAGCCATGTTGGGCTAGCCATTCGGACGCATTGCCTGTGTACATGGAGGCGCCCGTGGTGGGGCGGCCATCCATAAGATTGACCAGATCCTCTACAGCACTGGAGCAGTCTGCTAGACCTTTGGTGAGGTCTCCCCGTTCCGATTGCGTATACCGGCCGGCGGGCACGTTGGCCAGCAGTGCGGCGTCACCGGAGTAAGGACCCATGCCGCCCCCGAGGCCAGTGGGCCCGATCGCTTGCGGCGCGTATGTCGCTGCTGCGGGGAGTCCGGTGTATTGGGGTCCGAAAGCGCCTTGTGCACCGAGGATCCCCATTGCCCCGTAGCCGCCCTTGGAAGGGTTGGCTTGCGAGATCGCGCTCAACTGGCCCAGTAGGGGCGCAGCGGCGATGTTTGCGAGGAACTTGGTTAGATTCTCCGCCAGACCTGGGAGCCCCTTGGAGAGTCCGAAGTCCTTATCGAGTGCAGCACCAATCTGATCCATGCCGGAGCTGAACCCCTTGGCGGTGGATTCCATCTTCTTCCAGGTGCCCTCTTGCGCCTCAGCAAGTTTGGCTTCAGCGGATTGCAGGGCGCGACCAGCCTGGACGAGCTGTGCGCGGGCATTGTACTTTTCCTGCTCGCTTGCATCTGCTTTTGCTTGGACCTCAAGGAAGTGGAATCGCGCGTTCTGCAAGCTGGTTTGTGCACTCATGCGACTGGACTCGGCATCAAAGACGCGACCCTGATCGACTTGGTAGTAGCCGTATCCGGCTTTGCCGTACGGGTCTCCACCGGTCCCCCACATGACCTGTCCGGGAGCCCCCTGAGCCTTGGATACGGGCGGGCCGGAAATTCCTTCTTCTCCAGGGAATTTGCCCAGCGGGATGCTCTGGAGCGACCACGCAGACTCGGGAGCGTTGAACTTGCCCGCTTTCTCCTTCTCCTCATCGGCTGAAGGCATGTGGCTCTGTTGACCGTGCTGCAGTCCAGGTGCGGCGGGGGCGTTGACTTTCGGGGCCAAGGGTGATCCAGGAGGCGGAGGCGTACCAGGATCAGGGTTGACCAAGTTCCCCAGACCAAGGCCGGTTGGGTCATTGCCGACATTTACCCCAGTGTTGGGGGGCTGAAATGATCCCGGAAGAGCGGGGTTGTTCAGTTGCGCGGGCGCACGATTCGCATCCGGGTTTGCAGTACCTGTTTGTTGTCCGCCGGGTCCGTTAATCCAGTCACTGATTGAGTTAGGCAGTGTCGTGGTGAAGAAGTAGCCCATCGGCGACTTGGCCAACGCCTCCTCAATTTTCGTCAAGACTCCGCCCGCGGTGCGGCCGAGCCGATCCCAGGCGTCGGTGTGCTGGTTCAGCTTGTTGGTCGCCTTGTCCGTCTCCCCTGCGATATCCCCCATCTGGCCGGCTGCGGTCTTGAGATCGGCAGCGGAGATCGCGGTCTTGGCGTCCTCCCACTTCGTCTTGAACAAGGCCAGTCCGATGTTGTTCTTGTCCAATGGGTCCTTGACATCTTGCAAGGCCTGAATAACCGCACCCAGAGCTTCACGGGCAGCTGGTCCACCCTCGGCGAAGCGTCGTTTCATATCCTCGGCGTCCAGACCAAGTGCCGTGAAAGCTTGTTTGGTCAACTTCGAGCCGTCTGAGACGTTGATGGACAGTTCCTTGATGGAATCTGCTGCTACGTCGGTGTTTCGGATACCCGCGTCGGACATCTGCTTCATCAGGCCGAATGCGTCCTGCGCTGACAGTCCCACTCCGTGCCAGGCGGTTCCGTATTCTTCAGCGGTATCGAGAAGGTCCTCGGATAGGTTTAACCCCTTCTGTTGGGCGACGGTCAGCAGATCGAGGGCTTGGGTGTAGTCCTTGACAAGTCCGGTGCGGATGAGGTTGCGGGCACCCTTGGCAACAGACTTGGGGTCCTCATCCATCACTTGCGATGTGGTCTGTATCCGCTCGGCGTACTTAGCGATATCGGCTTCCGAAGCATCCTGTCCGATCAGTCCGCCCTGCATACCGAACTGGATGGCCTTCAGATTGTCCTGTATGGATTCGCCGAACCCGGCGGCGTAGGCACGCCCCGCAGCGTCGCCAACACGGTGCATCGTGGCATCGTCAATACCCATCCGGGTCTGCATCAGGTCCTTGATACGCAGTGATGCCATGCCATCCCCGATGGCTGTAATCACCCCGGACATCGCCGCTACGATGGCGGTAGCAACGCCAGCTCCTGCTGCTGCCCCGAGGGCGACGCCGGCAACTCGGGCCTCGCCGGTACCGGACATGAGACCGGAAACCACATCACCAGCGCCCGCGCTACCGATGGAGCTGAGCTTTCCTCCGCCAAGTCCGTCACTCAGACCTTGGACAATGGCTTGTGCTGCGCCTCGCCCATTTTCGTGCTTATCTGCTTCTTGGTAGTAGTCAACCAAGGCGTCTTTGACGTTGCGGATAGCGCGGGCCTCAGCGCGGCGGGCCTTCTCCACCGCCTCGGATTGAGCGATTAACTTTTGGTTGCCAGCACCGCTCCTTTGCAGATTATCAAGCTTCTCCTGCTCGGCGCGCAGCTTGCCCGCAGCATCCCGGGCCTTGTCGTACGCGTCAGAGGCTTTGTCGCCGAACTTCTTTAGAACACCTTCGGCGTCTTTACCAGCGCCGCTGATTGCATCAGAGAACGACTTACCGGCGTTGCGGCCAGCCTCGGCCATTGCGCGTTCCGCCCGGTCTCCGGCCGATTTGAACGAGCGTTCATCAGGTACTGCGGTTACCGGGAGCGGAATTCCCAATTCTCACACCACCTTTCATTTGAATACGCCTTGCAGGAGCTTGTCGTATTCCTCATCTTGGTATTGCTCTTGTGCCGCCGCTTCGGCGGCGAGTTCTGCCCGCTCAAGTGGGGAATTCAGAACCGTGTATTCGCATGGGTGCTCCTCAGTGGAGAACCTGGAGGCGACATACTTGGCGATCTCGTTGTGCATCTTGGCTGTGATCTGGGTGAGTTCAGGCCAATCCCCATTGCGTCCAAACGGCGGTGCGGCATTGGTTTTGAACTCAGACAGTTCGGGGAGCCGATATATGAGGTTGAGGAACTTTCGGGATGAGAGTTTCATGCAGCCGTGCTCATTGCGGTCACCGCGATGCCACCACCCCAAGTCCAGACGCGGATAGGTGTGCTCGAAATCCGCTTCAATCTCATCGGGATAACGGCACCAGATGGCAATTGCGTCAAGAACTTTTGGAGTCTTCTGCCATCCTCTTGGCAAGTTGCCGGTTCATCACATTCCAGTGGACCTGAATCTGTCCCGGAGCACCGCCGGCGGCAATGAACTTCTTGTACACGTCTTCGCCCATGAGCGCCTTGCACAACAGCTCGTCCTCGTCAACGATCTTCCCGTCTTTCTCGTACGGGTAGATGTACTGATCGACCATCTTTCCGTCGATAATCGGGTGCGGCACAGACTCCTTGTCCATGGACTTCATGTACTTCTGGTGGTCCTTGTAGCGAGCTCGCTGGTCGGGCTTCAGGAACGCCGGGTTGGGCAGTTCCCACTCGTCGCCATCGAGGTCGAAACGGACTCCCCGCATAACACCCAAATATTCGGCGGCCTGTGCCGCGGCTTCTTCAGGTTTGACAGGGTTGTGGGCGAGGACATCGGAAGTGTCAGACATGGTGGGCCTTTCGGGCTATTGGGCTGAGGTGGAGCTCATCTGGCGGGCGCAGCCCATACGCCCGCCAGATGAGGTCTTGCTACGGAGTGACGGGGGTGACCGCGAAGGTGCCGCCGGTCAATCCGCTTCCGTCGCCAGTCAGCGCCTTGTTCGGGTCGGGAACCGTGACGGTGAAGGTCGGTGCAGTGCCGGTGACGGTCCACGCCGAGGAACCAAAGCCGTCGTCGAGTGCGACAAGTGCCGACTTGACCGCAGAGCTTGCAGGGTTGTAGACGATTGTCGCGGTGGTGTTTCCGCCATAGGACAGCGTGAACGTTCCCGCCGAGGCTGCACCCAAAGACACGGTGTACTGCGACACCGGGCCCTGGCCGGTCTCGGCCCACGCGGTTCCACCGACGAAGGTGTGGCGGATGATCGGGATGTACTTGCCGTCCACCATGGCCATGAAGTAACCCGAGGGTTCGGGCTTGAATGTCAGGTCAGCGACCTTGCCCTTCTTGCCCATCTGCCGCTCACCGATATCGGTCAGGGTGGCGAAGTCGTATGCCTCAACCTCGTAGGTATACAGGGCGCCGCGCTTTCGGATGCCGTACAGCAGGAACTGGCGCGGAATCTTCGCCACCTCCAAGGGCTGCGACCAGCCCGCATCCACACCACCGGGAAGCTCAACCAGTGAGTTGCCATTCGCATCTGCCAACGGCAGGTTGTTGCGCAGCCGCATGATCGCCGGGAACAGGTTTTGCAGCGCACCGAAGGTAAACGGCTCGTCCTGCTTGGTGATATCCGACTCGAAAGGCCAGTTGCTCTGCTCGATCATCTGGTCATCGGTGTCGATCTTCGGCTTCGTGGAAGGGCCATTACCTTCACCGAACGCGCCGGCAAGGTGGAATCCTTCATTAGGGTCTGAGTTGTTGACCCAAGCGCCGTCGACCCGCTTCTGCGCGAACAGATCCGCGCGCAGCTGGCCGTCGGTGGCAAGGGGGTTCCACCGCACCGATCCATCAGGGTTATGTGGGGAAATGTCAGTCGCGGCACCGCGGGCATCACGGAACGCCACAGCGATCAGACCGGTACGGTGACCGCCCTGAAATCGGTTGTCAACAGTGGTGTAGCCACCAGCATCGGGAGTCGTGCCGGTTGAGGGTCGCGCCATAGTGACGCTCCTTTCGGATACGGGAATGAACCGGAAGGCATTCCGGCATGGACATGGGCTGGGTGCGGCTCGGGCCGCGCACCGTCAGGTGACGGTGACGTAGGAGAGGCCCAACTGATAGCGGGCCGTGTAACGCACGATTTGGTCGTGCTCGAAAGGCATCCGAAAGGGCCGGATGAGACAGGTACCGAAGTCGGGGCTAGCCAAGGCACCATCGGACATGGTCACGGTCGCGCAGGTGCGGAACAACAGGTTCATGCGGCGATGCCCTTGCTTGGCAGCAGCTTTCGCAGCCTCGGCGCCCAACCCGTAGAAGTCAAGCTGCACCACCGGATCAGAAGTGCCAGCATCGGGGTTGTCATCCCCCGACACCCCAGTCACCTCACAAAATGGCAACGGGTCATCGAGCTTGCGCTCAACCGCCGAGGTCAACACTGGAGCCATCCAGCACACGATGAAGTCCTCTTCATCGGGCGGGTCCTGGTCATACAGCAACGGATCGGTCATTCAGTGTCCGCCTCAATGCCGCCCTTGAGGCTGCCACCAAAGTGCTCCGCGGTCTTCTGCACCGGGGCCGACGCCTTGGTTGGGGTGTTGGGCCCGACGAGCCGAAACTGCCCTTCCGCCACCTCAACCGGACGGCGGCCTTTCTTGTCCCGCTTGCCCTTCTTACCGCGGGACTGCTTCTTATCCGGCCCTGTGCCAAACTCAACAAAGTGTGAATACCAGGCAGTTGGCCCGAATAAACCCCTGCCGTTCTTGGCCTTCTTCATGACCTTCCACGACGCGGCAAACCCTCCGGTATCTACCGGGGAGACACTGCGCCCGTAGGGAATGCCTTCTTCTTTCATGAACTTGTCGATACCAGCATCGACCTCTACCGACCCCTTGAGCGCTTTTTCGAAGTCACTGTCCGACATGCCGAATCGGGAGTACGGATTGGCCACTATCCGACCTGCCGCTTGCAGAAGACCGTCACGTGGTGGACCGCCTTGTCAGCGTCGTACCTCGGCATGATCTGTCCGTAGATCTGGAAGGTTGAAGCCTTGCCAAACTCGGAATCGAGATCGATCAGTTCCGGGTGATCCGTCCCGTCATAGATCAGTTGACCGCTTGCCTTGACGGCTAGAGCTGCAGCCTCCGGGGGCGCAGTTAGCTTCCAAACCTCGGTAGTGACATCTATTTGTCTCTCGGGTGTTTCGGAGGACGAGTATGGGCGGAAGTGGCATCCTTCCAATCGGACTGGGGTACGAGTGGTCGCCCTCAAGCCGCCCCAGCCGGGCTGTCCCGTTTGGGAAACGGTCACCAGAGCGACCGTCTGACCTCCGAATGGAGGGTCATTCAGCATGTGATCCGCCATGGATCGATCGGTATTGATCCGATCTTCGGGCGGCGTCGGCGCCGCAGACGAACCTGGGTTAGTTCATCTTCGGTGAATCCTATTGCCGCGCTGGATCCGCCGCGGAAATAAGACTGCGATTCAGTGGTGTCATCGATCGTGCGGGAATGCTGATACACGCCGGCGGGGTTGCGGTATAGCTGCAGCACCTTGTCAATGACCAGGGATGCCACGCGGTCCAAGCGGCCTTCATCGCCCGCCGCTTCCGATTCGGCTTGAATCTCCGACAACGGTTTCCGCAGGGACGGCACCATGCCCATTAGTGCGTTCTCAACATCGAATATGCGCCACTTGAGCCAGGTGACCCGGCCCAAGGGAAACTCTCCCTCGAACCGGGCCATGGCCTCGTCACTGGTGACGAACTTGCCTTCTGGAGGCGTTGGTGCGGTCATTCGACCGGAACACCGGCTTCCTGTAGGGCTGCGATGATGTCATCGCGACCCTCGGCTGCGGACACATCTACACTGGCTGTCTCGGCGTAGGCGCGCCATTTGTCCTCACCGGATCCCTTGCCGGCGCGCGGAGGCGGACCATCGACCACCTGGGCAGCTTTTGCGGGCTGATCCCAGACGGCGGGGTTGGTGATCCTCTTGCACGCCCATTCAGGCGGGGTGTCCCCCGGCCCGAACTGCTGCAGGACGCCCGATTCGTCGAACAGGGCTACGTGCTTAGTGAGAATCACTAGAGCACGTCCGCGACGGACAGCAGGCCTGCGTTGGTCAGGATCGGCATACCGACCGCGTCCACGAAGGTGAACTCACGGTAGGGCGGGCCGACCTTCTCAACCACACCGACGATGCCCGCGGCGTTGCCGAAGGTCATCTCTGTCAGGTTGGACTTGGCCAGCTCCAGCGCGGTGGCCGACAGGCCGTAGGCGAAGAAGCCCAGATCGCCCAGGTTCTCAGGCAGGATGATCACTCGGTCCTGAGCCAGAACGCGGGTGGTGGTGCCCTCCACACTCAGCGAGGTGTCGTAGGTCTGACGGATGACCGGCAGATCCTCGGACGCCAGCAGCGTGTTGAGCTCAGCCAGAGTCACGCTGGTGCGCTGCGCTGCGGCGCCGTGCACGGCGTTGATGACCTCGGTGTTGCGGCGCAGGTGCCCCTGAACCACGCGAGACAGGATCATCTGGGTCGCGCGGCCGTAGCCGTTGGCGATACGGACTTCCTGCCAAGCATCCAGATCCGTCAAGGGTGTCGACGTTGCGTGGTTAGACCACGCGGTGCCGGCCGAAACAATCTGGTTGGCCGGAACACCATAATCTGCCTCGCCGGAGAACCCACCTTCGTTGATGGTGAGCTTTCCATCAGTGAGCACATCACCCCAGGCCAGCTCGCGGCGGTTGTTCATCGTGCCAACAAGACGCTCCGCGTCGTTGTAGGCAGCGTTGACCTGAGCCGCCTTGTTAGTACCGCCCAGGCGGGCGATCTCCTGCGCGATGCGCTCATACTCGCCCTTGTTCAGCGAGTCCGAGAACGGCAGCAGCTCAACGTACTTACCCGATCCGGCGTCGCGGGACGACACGTGGATGGAGCCGTCGAACGACCGGTAGGCCGCGGTGCGGTTGGTCTTGACGAACTCGGCCCAGTCCACCCGATTGGAATCCAGGTAGCGGGTCGGGAACAGGTTGACCAGCGCGAGGTTGGACTCGACCGGCACATTGCGGATGAATGTGGTGAGTGCATCCAGGGAGACCGGACCATCGAAAACGATTGCCATGATTTAGCCCTTCCTCACAGCCACACGATCAGGGGCAAGTCAGCCTTGCCGTTGGCGTCGATACCGGAGTTGGCGGGCAGCTTGGCGGCATTGACAGCACCGTGGATGAAACGAGCTCCGCCCACCTTGGCCAGGTTGTTACCAACCGGGTCAATGGCACGTACCGAGCTGAACAGCAGACCAACGCAGGTCTGGGTTCCATCGGAAGCCGCGTCGCTGTACGGACCGTACAGACCGGTAGCGGTCACCTTGCCCAGCGCTGTGCCCGACGGGATGTATCCGTTCGGGAAGTGAGTGGACTTGGTGAACTTTGAAATGTCCAGCGTGATACCAGGAGTGATGTCGACGCCGTGTGTTCCTACGAGCCACGACCGGTCCTCGACCTGGTAAGAGCTGGAGTGAACGGAAATGTCGGTCGACATTGGCTACTCCTAGTCTTTGATGAAGCCTCGGCGTTTTGCCTCAGCTAGTCCTTCGTCGCTCGCCGATTTACCCGGCGGACGCGAACCGTTCTGTCCCCATTGCCTTTCCTGGAACTTCGACCCGTATATCGGCTCGAGGTATCCCCGCACCCGCTCCTCATCGATCTGGCCGTCTTCGCCAGTGAACTTGGAAGGGTCGGTGATGGACATGAACGCCGTGAGTTGTTCAGAGTCCTTGATGACCGTGCCGGCTGCTGATTTCAGCTGTGCCGTCAAGAGTTTGGGTTTCCATTCGGCTTCCGCTGCTGATCGAGCATCGGCAGCCGCCTGATTGGCAGCCTCTTGGGCAGCGCGTTGGCTTTCCGACAGCTTCTCATTCTCCAGTTCCTGGATCCTGGTCTGCATCGCTGCGACATCCTGCGGTGTGACACCGTTGAATGCCTTCAGTTTGTTGTCGGCTTGCCGGTTGTGGTGCTGGTAGTACGCGGCACGCTGCTCGATGGTCATCTCAGCCACCGGAGTCCTGTCAGGAAAGCCCCTATCGGGCTCACCTTCAGGGGTTTCGGGTTCGGGCTGCGGCTCTTCCGATCCGCCCATAACGGGCCAGATCGCACGTCCACGCTTGGTGAATCCGAGTGCTTGAAAACCGGTGACGGGGTGAAAAGGTAATGCGGGCAAGGGAATCCCTCCCATATCGGGTTCGGGTGTGCGCCCATATCGGGCCGACCGCCTTGTGGCGGAAGTCTTTATTCGGAAGTCCTGATAGGCAGGTTCTGCTGCTCCAGGTTCTCCTTGATCTCGTCGGGAGTCATCTGCCAAATCATTTGGCAGCGCTTCTCGATTGAGAGTGTGTCGGCGGCCTGCGCTGACGCTGATCCCATCTCCGCTAGAGTGCGGAACTCGATGGGGCCCCAGTGCAGTTTTATGCGTTCGCCGCGTTCGGGTTGCCCAGCCATCGCGAAGGCGATGCGCCACATGAGCATTAGGGGTGGTGCCACCCGCGCGCGCCGGTCGCGGACTTTCGCGGTGGAGGATTCGCGCATCAAGCCCGCGCCCTGCGCTGATCCGTCTGCGGCGTCGGGGGTGATCAGGTGTAGCGGAGTACTGGTTACCGCGGCGAATTCTTTGACATCATCGCGTTTGGCGTTGATAAATGGTCCGAAGTCGGATTGCTGCGATTCCCAAACATCGAATTCCTTGGGGATGAGCCACATAGAGCCGGGCCCGGCCTTAAGACTCTTGCGTAGGTCTTCCACTGGATCAGACTGTGTGGCATCGGAGTCTTCCCCGTACTCATCTTCACCGTCGTCAGGGTCACCCTTGAGGGCGCGCTGACGTAGTGCCTGATACCAGAATCCGACGATGCGCTGCAGGGTGGTGTCGTTGATTCGGTCCAGCAGATCGATATGGGGCTCGTACTCGCCAAGGCCGAACGCGTTCTGGAAGCGCACCAACGGGATTCCACCGAGCTCTTCTAGGCCGGTGATGAGCTCCGGGGCATCGGTTGTCCGCCGCCAGGTGGTCCCGTCAAGTTCCATGGTCCATTTCTCGCCAGGAACAAACAGGTGGGCGTACTCGATCTTCTGTATCGGGTCGTACTCTTTGACCAGGCCGGCGGCTAGCCGAACCGGGTTGCGGGTATCGGGTATCCCCACACATCGCCGCGGGTCGATCGCATGCATGGTTGGCACGGAGATTCCGGGAACCACCATCCCGTAGGACTCGCCCATGGCGAACAGGTACCCAAGTAGATCTTTGAACATGGCCGCGAACCCGGACTCGTCCATGATCTGTGCGGCCAGGTCATCGCCGTTGGTGTCGTTGTCTATCTTGGTCAAGATTGCCAGGAGCTCCATGCGGTCCAACATGGCCGCAACGCTCATGGGGGCGTAGTTGGAGCGCGCCTTGCGCATTACGTCTCGGAATACGTCCTTGTATTCGTCGGCCACCTGCGGCAGGGGCGGGTCACCGACGTAGTACGACCACAGTGTGTCGAACAGGCGGTTGCGAGGTTGCAGTTCACGGCTGCAGGCCGCGAGGTCTGAACGTTCCCTTAGGTCTTGCCATTTGGGGCGGGTGACCTCAGTGAACTTGGCGTTCAGTAGGTCAAACCATTCGGAGGGGCTTAGCGTCGCCAACGTGGCCCCTTTCTATCTGATTTGGCCGATGACTTGTCTCTTGCGCCGGCCAACACCTGCGGCCACTGCGTCGAGTCGCGCTTTCCACGCCATGACCGCGGCGTAGGCGGCGTCGATCTTGTCCGGTGAGTCTGGGTACGACTTGTAGAGCAGGTATCCCGCGCGCACCTGCCGGCGGCGGGCATTCAATACATGTCTTGTGAGCGCGGCGGATCCGTCGTGAGTGCATTCCGCGTGCTCTATCGCAGCGTGTAGCGACTTCACTGACTCCACCGCATCAGCACCCTTGCCCCGCGGCCATGCCGCGATACGGGACTGCCCGGAGGCTTTGACTTTGGGGTGCAGCTTGGCACCAAAGGCCGCTTCCCACTTGGCGATGTGTTCCGTCCACCCCGAGGGGTCTGCGTAGAACCCGACCACGGTATAGCGCTTGAACGCCATGCGGATCGTGGCATCTACCTCAGCGACCGGTGGCTGCCAGTGCGTGTCGTCGCCGGTCTTGTGGCGGTCCCGTCGGGACAGTTCGCGCCGCGGCGGCTCCCACACCGACCGCTCCCCGATCTCGAACAAATACCCGTCTCGTACACGGCACCCGATCAAGGCGGTTGCGTCCGCTTTGCCCTTCTTGCGGCCGGTGGAGCCATCAAAACCAAGAACGATGACATCGCCGTCAGCCACAACCTTGTCGCCTGCATAGCAAGCACCCCACTCCGGCGAGGACACCCAGGCATCGGAAGCGTGAGTGATCTGGTTGAGCAGATCGGCACGCAGCTGCTGCACATCCGAGGCCGGGTCGTACACCTGATCCACGAGGGGGTCGAGCTCGGAATGTCCCGGCGGGCAAGGCGGGTCATGGATCACGCACCCGTCTGGGTGTGCCGACGAGTCACCGTATGCGACGCGAAGCCCCATGATCAGGGACTCTTCGTCTGCCATGTCGGTATCGGCAGGTGCCTCGCGGTGGTCATACAGCAGGCCGGCGCGCTTAACGCGCCCCTCGAGAATGTCCGCTGCGTACGCTGCGGATTGTTCGGCCACCGAGTTAAGTCCCGGGATGAACGCGTTGGGCGACTCTAGGGTCCGGCCGCCATTCTTGGCGGCGTTCGTGCGAATCGCCTGCGCCAGCGAGGGCCCGTTGTTTGACGGGATCCATTCTTCGGTCTGATCGAGGGTCGCGAACACGATCGGGGCGCCCTTAGTGGTGCGCGCCGATGTGGTGATCTGCTTGATCTCGCCCCGAGGCAGGAACACCACCGTGTCGAGCGGATCCACGCCGGGGTACGCGTCGACCACCGGTCCGTTGCGAACCATCTCCAGTAGCGGCTGCCAGGTGTTGCGGGTCTGCTCCTCGGACACCGCGGCGATGTGCACCAACGGGGTTCGGATCGTCGACCACGGTTTTCCTACTGGTTGGCCGTTGCAATCCCAGCCGTCGGGAACCACATCCCCGAGACCTTCAACGATCGCCAGCGCCGCCAGTAGCGGGGACTTTCCCCAGCCTCGAGGCCGACCCAACAAACCGCGGTTGTACCGGAATCGGCCAGTCTGCGGATCAATCTCGTACCAGCGCAGAATGAAGTCTTCCTGCTCCAGGTACGGCGTGAACGGCTCGTAGTCCAGCTTGCCCGGTGCCGCCAGGTGCTCCGTTATCCAGTCAATGACGTAGTACCCGAGCGTAGGACGCTCATCAGGTACCGAGGGTTTCCACGGAATGGTGGATCACCGACAACTAGACAGCAGTCAAAGGACCGCGGCGGGCTCGCGCCGACGTGTTCGGGGCCGGCCGCTTAGCATCCTTGGCGTCAGCATCCGCGAACTGAATCCGCAGCCGCGCCCGATCCTCCGGCGTGGCACCGAACTTCGCCACCCGCAACCGAACCTCGGCGGCCAGCGTCCACTGCCCCTTTGACCACATCGCGTGATGCATCAAAGCGGTATCCAGTAGAAAGCTCCAGTCGGTGACGGTAAAGCCACCGCCAGAATCCTCGAGCGCTTCTGCCCATTCGGCCCACTGCGTCCACCACAAAATCGTCTGAGGATGCCAATCAATCGAATCAGGTAGCGCCGGCTGCTCGCCGCGGCGAAACTCCAACACCGTAGAAGGTTTGGGATCCTTGTTCCTGCGCGCAGACCTACTCTGCGGCGCCGGTCCTACTCCAGCCATATCGGCTATCCCCTTTCCGCCATATCGGCTATTCAGAGGTGGTTGTCAATCGCGCCCAGCCGGGACGCCGCGAAAAAGTCCCAGACCCGTACAAAATCCGAGCCACATGGGGCGGGGTCAGGTGTTTAGCCCCGGGGGGAGGGATGGCCCCCATGGGCTGGGTGTGGTTCGGGTTGGCGTCGCCATGCTTTGTTGGTGGCTTGCCATTTGGTGCGTTGTGTGGTGGCTCGGTTGCCTCGGGCTGGGCAGTCGCGGCCTTGGTGCTCGGGGTGTGGTGGGTCTATGCCTTGGTCGTCATGACCTAGGTCCCAGTCACTGTCTGGGTTGATGGGTTGTCCGCAGCGGCGGCAGTTGATGTGGCCGGCGCGCACTTGTGGTTCCCATTGCTTGCGGAGCTTCTGGTGTTCCCATCCGTATCCGCGCTCAGTGGTGTTGCCCTTGGATGGCATCAGCCGCGCTGTACGTCCAGGGTCCAGCCGTTGTCACGCGTGGTGACAACGATCGTGGTGTCAGTGGCGGGAAGGTTGGCCATCGAAAGGGTGGCAGCCTCGGCTACAGCACCCATCAACGCTATGCCCCAAGGTTGTCCACCGGTCTTGAGTTTCAGACTCTCGATGTCCGGTGGAGTGGAGCGCCAGGAGCCGGGATCGGCATCCATGAGGGTGTCACCGTCAACACTGATGGTTATGTGGGACATCAGAAGTCACGCTCTAGTTTCGGATCGTCGCAATCCGTGTGATGCCATGTCCCAGCCATGTTCGGCAGCAGGTCTGCCGTTACGACGTGACCAGTAGTGAAGCGGCGTCCACATTTCGTACAGGGCGTATCCGCCGTCAACACCGCGCCGATTCCCGCGTGACCGTATCCGACCAATCGGCCAGGCTCATTCAGTCGGGCGGTAATGCTCTGAAGACTCATTGGGCTGTGAGCTTTCCTAGTTGACGGTCGGGGATAGTCACGTCGTTGGTCTTACCCAACGTGAACTGCAGTAGCGGCGACTGATGCTGGTGGTCGGATTGGCGGTAGACGGTGATGATGCGGGTACCGTCCGGTGCATCAGCGGCGTCCTGGCGGAGTTGGGCTGCATCAGCTTTCGTCAAGCACTCGAACTCGCCGCCGATAATGGACTCGATAGCCTCAGCCCATTCCTTAGCCGCGGAGCCGATCATCTCCTGCGCCTGCTCATCAGACATACCAGCACCCCTAAATCCCGGAAGGGGGATGAGATGCGATGGTGTGTTCTCGTCGCCCGGATGCGGTAGCACACCACGGGAGAACTGGCGCACCAGAAGATCGATGAGGAGCTGATTAGGCACTAGCGGCAGCGCCTTCGGGCGTTAAAGTTCCACCAGCGCACTGGTCGCCAATCCCAACTCGCGGGCGCACAACCGTCATGTAGATCTTTGATCCAGTACCGACCACAGTCGAGGCAATGCCAAGTGCTGCCAGCTGCGCTCCGTGGGCGGAGCGAGATCCACGCGCCCTCGTCATACGCTGTGCATACATGCGGCTCAGTAGCGACGTATGCATCAGATCGGTCGGCTAGACGGCGCAAGACGCGGGCAATGCTCTGTTTCATGGGCTGTGTACTTTCTCTACTTGGGCTCAAGGTCTAGCAGGTAGTCCATACGGCGAGTACAAACCAACTCTTCATGGAGATCACCCTCAGTACGGGCTATACGTAACCGCTGCAACGCTTCTAAAATGCGGAGCTGGTTAGCGGTGAGGGCCATCATCCCAACCGGGCGAGTAGTACGGGCCGCATGCGCGGAAGCGCCCTTCATACATGGGACCGCTCCTGCTCCGTGAGGCATACGTCGCGAAGGGGTGTTCATATACAGGCGCCGCGCCTCTGCTCTGCTCAGCTCTAGGTACTCGCCCAACGGTTGACCATCAAGCATGATTGCCTCCCAAAGGGATTCAGCAGTCGGAAGTTAGAAACGCCTGCGCCGTAGCCACTAGGCCCGTTGTGATGTACGACGGCTGAGATCCCCCTCTGGGGAATATGCAAATCCCACCAACCCTGTCGCCAACATCATCGATCCACTGGGAGCCAACCACAACCACATAGTCGGTAGGTATGGCCGGTTGGCCGTCGTCGGCTTCATCATTGGCGATCGAAATCAGCTCGTTAACAGCTTCATCGATCTTGCGGTAAGCCGCTTTGCGCAGGTCTTCGCCCATACCTCAATTATCCCGTGTTTCAACGGGATCAGCGGTGTCTAGCGGTAGCTTCCAGCCGTCCACCGCACATGGGTTGTGGCACCACGAGCAGTCGCCTTGCTTATCAACGAATATCGCCGCTACAGCAGCAGCCACAGCGGTCATATCCAAGCCAGCACCTGAAGCGTCGATCATGCCCATATCGCGGTCGACGTAGGGCCCCATGCCTTGTTCGGCTTGTAGCTCCAGTGCTGACCAGATGACGTTCTCGATGTTGGCGATCAGATCGTCGTCGTAGTCCGCGCTCATCCCGGATTCCGTACGTCGTCTATCGACGTAGGACCGAACATGCGGCGACGCTCAGTGGGCTCAACACCCGACTGCTTCTGCGTCATCGCCTCGATGTAAACCCGTTCATACGTTGCGATAGCACGGCTTAACTCTTCATCCGATGTATCAGAAGGATCGAGAGAGAGGCCGAGTTCACGTGCCCGGTCTATATGGGCTTGAGATGGTTCAGTCATGGCCCTGATCAACCTCGCGTTGGGTGAATAGCCGCATGGTATAACCGCAGCAGGACGGCCAGCCGTTGCGCAGCTTGGCGCCAACGTCACCGACGCGGCGGCGGTGGCCGCATGTCATGCACTGAAGATGTGACAGCTGCGGCATGGCATCCGCGGCAGCTTGGGCTATGTCGCTCATCCCACAATTTTACCGAGCTACAGCGTAAGTCGCGGTGTCTACAGCCGTCTTCGGTACGGCTCGTAGAAACCCTCGGGCTTGTCCAACTGGAACATTTTTGGGGGCAGCCACAACGTCATCGTCACCGATGACATTTCGTTCTCCGAGTGGGCTTCAACCTGCACTACTGCTATCCAGTGCAGATCGTGGGTGCGTATCCAGGCGATCTGGTGGCCCCGCATCCAAGCCTCTAGGCGTAAACCCTCTGCCCTGAGGGTGATGTTGCGGTTCTTGACTAATCCGCCGACACAGCCGGGTAGGGCTTGGTTCATGTCGACGTAGACGGTTCGGTACAGCTTTTTGAGCGTGGGAAAGCGAGGGTTGCTAGACCATCGCTCGAACACCTGTTCGATAGTAGAACAGGGGGGCTACAGGGGCAAGTCCGTCAGTGGTCAGCGAGAAACGCCTCGATGTCGGTGATCATCTGCTGCTCAGTCAAGTAACCGCCGTAGCAGCGGACTCCTTCGATCATTCGAGACGAGAACGCAAACAGCGCCACATCGTCGTTAGGCGGCGTAGGCGTCGGCGGCCTACCTATGTCGTCGTCCACAACTTCGATTATCCGCCGATTCGGACGGACTCGCGGTGTCTAGCGTCGCCCGAACAGGCTGCCGAGAATGTCGATCGGGTTGGCCGCTTTGACCACTCCCCTGATCTCCGAACCGAGCTGGCCTAGTTCAGCTTCCGCCGATCCGGCGATCCTGTCAGCAGTGGTTTCCACAGTGTCGGCTGCACGGTCAACGCCGTCGCGGGCGATGTCCAGCAGTCCGTCAAAGAACTTCGGAACCGTGTCGTCGGCAATCTTCCTGTTCGCGATGCGCTCAATCATGGCCACGAGCAGTGGACCCATGACGGCGGCTAGTGCTGCGAAGAATCTGTCGAGCACTGGAAACCGGCAAAGATGTCGCGGATTACCTGATCAACGCCCTTGGGAAGCCCGGCGGGTGCACCAAAAATTAAGTCGATCACATCGTCGATCATTTTCAATTCTCCCTTGAATCTTGAGGCACGCTCACGATCACCTGTTCTGTCCAGCTTGTTGGGTCGTTCTCGGGATCTACTCGACACCCTGTAGAGCAGGGGGCGTAGCGGATACGGCCACAGGGGATGCAGCAGCGGACACGAGACAGAGGCATAGGAACCTCCGGGCATGAGAAAACCCCGCCTACCTGCGTAGACGGGGTTGAAGAAGTAGATGCGGCTAGCCGTGCTTTAGAGACACGTGTAGCACCCCTTCATTCTCACTCATTCCCGATCGAATTACAAGCCTGTCATTTCATCTCGGTAGGTACCTCGTACGACGACGGCACGTGCGCCATATTCGCGAATGGCGCTGGCGCAATCGTGATTCCCTGCTCCCGCAGGGCGTTCGTTACTTCAGTGATTCCAGCGGGAGCCCTACGCACGCGGAATTCGATGTCTGACATGAAATCTTCGAACGCCGACACCACCCGGGAAGCCGATTCTGAACGCTGCGAGGCGCGCAATAGGTGTTGCAGTTGCTCGCGTGCCACGGTCGAGACGGGTAGGCCGCGTTCGTCGGCGATCTTCTCCAGTCCCTCGTATTCCTCTGGGGATAGCCGGACTTGGAGTGTGCGGGTTTTCGGATGTCCGCGAGTGACTTTGGTTTCGTCGGTGATTGGGGCGTCCGGGTTGGCTTCGATGGCCTCTCCCTCAGCTTCGATGAGGGCGGCCAGATCTTTTTCGGTCATGATGTGCCTCCTTCTCGGTAGATGCGCTTGTCGCGGTCGTTGGCGGGCCAGCAGTTGACGCCGCACTCGATGCCGTCTTTTACGATCGTGATGACGGTGAGTACCTGTTGTGCGGTGGTGGAGTATCCGATGGTCCGAACACCTTTGCCGCTCTTAGATGCGGGGTCTGGGACCAGCGTTACACGCTCCGGGTCGGCGAGTGCTTCGTCGGCCATGGCGGGCGTCATTGCCCGCTTGCCGATGTAGTCGCCCCGGTAGGTCCAATCCACTCCCATAGCAATAGTGTATTACATCTGCAATACAGACGCAAGGGTTTGGGGTGCCCAGTTAGCCACCAAAACAGCATCTAGACGGCACCTCGCTCACCCTCACCAAACTCCTCAGCCACCCGAGGAACGTAATACGACCACGGCTGCCACCGCGCCTGTGGCTCCGACACCATCTCCACCAACAACCCCAACATGTACCTGGCACGGTCCGTCTCCCCCGCATCCAGCGCCGCCTGCACGTCGGTCGCCGCCTTACGTACCTGCTTCGGCATATTCATGTCAGGTTCCACGGATCAGATGGTCCTACTCGAGCACACCTTCAGGCAAAGGACATTCCAGTACCGCAGCGAGGTGCATGAAGTATTGCGGCCCCCACGTGTAGTGGCAGGCCTGGCAGCTACAGCCTTGCGCGGTGAGTTGCAGGGCTGGCTGTCGGACGTTCTCGCCGGCTGAGTCACGACGGTACACCCAACGTTTTTGGCAGGCTGGGCAGGGAGCGGAAACGGTTTTGACGGGTTCAGGGTTCAGGAGGTGGTTGATTCTGTTGCACCAGTTTTCGAGTTTGTGGCTGTAGCCGTCGAGGGTTTTGGTGTCTTGGGGTCGCCATGTTTTCAACGATTCGAGGATGCGGAGCCTTCGGACTGTTTCGGGTGTTGGTGGGTGGGTGAGGTCGCCGTCGAACACTCCAGGGTCGCGCTGCCATTGCTTGACTTCCACATCGATTTCGTTGCGTAGGTCGAACGCGTCGGTCCAGATCGGGGGCTGAGACTTCGCCACCCCCATAAACACTCCGCTGCCCTCAACCGACTCCACAGCGTCACACAACGATGAGTAGAGGGGTTCGGCCCATTCCTTGCGGCCATCCACAATCTGCAACTTAGGATCAGTCAACGCAGACACACCGTCACGCAGCGACTCCAACGCGCCCGGCAGATCACCATCAGGATCAACAGGTACAGCGGTCACTTGTCTTTAACCTCTCGACGCCGAAACTCTTCCCAGTCCCCTAGGTAGTTCCTTGGGGTATCCCAAGTCCACTGGACTTCCTTCTTGTTGCAGTGGCTACAGCGCCATTCGCGGTCGAATCGCAGGAATGGGCGGCGCTCTAATACTTCACAACCGGGCTGATAGGACCGGCGGTAGTCGTACCAGGTCTCCTCTTCATCCTTGACGAGCACCATGTCGTGTGGTCCACCCTTGTTCCGCTTGCATTTCTTGCGGTCGCGCGGTGACTGATGCTTAGGCTCTTCGGGTTCCATGTGGGCGTGACGGAACACCTTGGGGTTCTTCTCGTCGGGCAGCTCGTCGCAGTCCCAGCTCACAAGGCTTCTCCGTTCGACGGTGGATCGTTCTCTGCCATATAGCGTTCCCAGGCGGCGGCACGAGCAGTAGTGGCACGGTGGGCAGCTGCGGCGGCCTTGGCTTCATCCGGCGAATCGCCCCTATAGATGGGGGTGCCTATCAACCAGAGCTTTTCACGCCACTCGCAGATCCACTCTTGCTCATCCGCGTTATGTAGAGCGTGGATAATCTCGTACATCCCGCCCCTCGACAGGGCGGACCAACCCGTTGAACGATGATGTGGCTCCCATTGCAGCGGTTCAGCACTCACGGGGCATCGCTCCCCAGTATCACCTTGACGCCGGTGGCTGCCTCATACTCGGCTACGGTGCCAATCCTGTTCATGTCCGCGTCGTACAGGGTTATTGACGAGCGCGGGATTGACCACGTGACGGTGCGTGAATACTTCCGATACTTGGCATTCCAGTTCCATCGGATTCTCTGAGGACCAGTTGCGTTCGCGCCAGGACAACCAGCACTTGGGGCTTCATGTCGATCCGCGCAACACAGTGTGCACATGGATGCGACTAGCGGTTCAGCACTCAACTCTCACTACCTCCGGGAGACGTATTGCCAAGTACCCAAGTTATGTCCTGGCCCTGGCCTCGTAGTTTCTTGGCGGTCTCAAGATTTCGGATAAGTGAATCGATTTGAGTGTCAGACAGCGGCTCACTCTCGGAACCCTCGTCATCCCCGACCCAAAGCCGGATCTCATTGTCGAATATCCAAAACCCGCATGTTGGGAAGGTTCTAGCCATACCTCAATTATCCTCCGTTTCAGGACAAGTCGCGGTGTCTAGCGGCGGACTACATGCTTTCGAATAAGTCCGCAGCGCTCGCATACGGCAGTGTCAGCCCGGATGATGTCTGCCTTGAATCTGTGGCCCTTGTCATCAACACAGGGCGGTATCGGTGAATAAGAAGTCACTTACCCTCCAGGTACCTAATGACGTCGCCCCACCAGCCCGTGTCGTCCTGTTGCAACGCCCAATCGGCTTTACGTCCCCAAGCCTCAATCTCGTCTTGCAGCTCTTTAACCCGTTGATTCAGCTGCCGGTTCAATGTGTCGCTCATACCTCAATTATCCTCCGATACACCGACATTCGCGGTGTCTAGCCCGCTTTCCTTTCCTGGTTCCACCTACGCCTGTCCTTCAATGACAGCTCCCCGTAAATACCGTGCTGGTCGTGTACCTCTATTGCGAATTGGAGGCATTGAAGTTTGACAGGGCAGCCATGGCAGATTTCCTTGGCCCGCTTACATTCCCGACTGGCACCTTGATCTGGGAACCACCACTCCGTAGGGAGTCCACGGCACGCCGCTTCGTCTTGCCACGACAGGTCAGCGACAAGACCGGTGAGGCATCCAACGATGTCTGCGGCGACACTTCCCCCGGCTACCCAGTCGGTAGGGCTTGAGTGCGTCATCAGCTTGCCTCCTGCCGTGTGGCCCTGTGTTTGTACCCAACGCGCCGAGACATCTTGCGGCACTCTGTCGAGCAGTAAGCCGAATGTTGATACGCGGATTGATATCGCTCACCACATACCGCGCACAGCCTCCATGGCCTACTCGCGCGCTTCAGCTCGTCACGACGCCGATTCTTGGGAATGGCGCGCCGTCGCTCGCATTCACGACACGAACGCTTGGTTCCACCGTTTGGACTTCTATCTAGCCTGGTATTTGAGTCGGTGAACTCGTGGCCGTATTTGCAGTGAGTCTTATTGGCCCAGTAGGCGGTGCCGTGATCGAGCATGTCTTGGCCGTTTTCTTTCCAAGTACCCCACGCGAGGTTGTCTTTGTGGTTGTTACGCCCATTCCCGTCTAGATGTCGGACCACAGCCCCAGGCGGACGAGGACCATGAAATGCTTTGCACACCAGTTGGTGCACATGCGCAGTGCGCTGAACCCCAGATCGACTCAGCTCCACTTTGTAGTAGTGCTTTCCGAACCTCTGCTTCAACACCCTTCCTCGCAGCGATGTCTTACGGCCCAATCGAGAGATGCTGACGCGGTTTATGCTTCGCACCCGCCCAGTGCTGCTCACCTCATAAAGCCCTTCCCATTCGGGCACCAGATCTCATTGGACATCAGCTGGCCTCCCTGTTACGCATGATCTTCGCGCGCTCACGAGGGCCTAAGCCGCCGTAGATCCCGTCGCGTTCGTCGTTGACGATCGCGTAGGTCAAACACTCAACTCTGACTGGGCATGAGCGGCATATCTTCTTGGCGTATTGGTACTGCACGGTGATCGACTCGCTATCACCGTCGCCACGCTTATGGGGGAAAAACGCGTCAGGGTCTGCGGTGGCGCAGGACGCCTGGATCATCCAGGGCTCCGGTTTCAGGCAGGGTAGTTCCGCCTTACCGGAGATGATGCGCGGTCCAGGGTGAATATCGTCACGCATTTCATTTCCTCCAACGTGTCTCATGCGGCCAATGCCTTGGTTTCCCTAAATCCCCCTGCCCATCCATGGCTATCCATCTACAGGGATGTCCTTCTGGGGCACTACAGTCCGGGCACACCCGCTCCGCGGCCCCGGTTTCGGTGTATGCCGTAGGTTTCCGGCGGCTACCGGTGTCGTCAAAGGCGGTCATTGCCTTCTCCTAGTGTTCGCGCCATCCGGTTTGCGTATTCCATTGCCTCGGCGAAGGTTTTGAACGACCTTCCCGGCAGTCCCCTGCCGAACCACCCACCCCTGTCGCAGGCGAACCATGGCCTGTCGAAGCATTCGCACCAGCACCACTTGCCGACACGCCAGGGCCTTTTTCCTACGAACTCTCGGTGGTTATGGGCACTCATTCGGTCACCGCCCAGCCAGACACAAAACGGGACTCGACGCCCGAATATCCAGAGTCGGGTGGGCGTTCCACACCTCCCGAAACTGGTGGGTGGTCGGCGATATGCCGCAACGCGTCAGCCTTGGTTGCAAACCCCGGTGCCCCACCTCCCGAGTGGTGGCGCGCGCAATACTCAGTCGTGAGTCCTCCAAGGGCTTTATCCACCTCGGCGGCGGCTACAGCGCATGCGTGGCCGAAGCCGTCGAATGGTGGCAGTGATTTCCGTAGGGCTTCCAGAATCAGCTTCTGCGCGTCGCTCATAGTCCTAGTTCCTCACTTGGGTAGACCAGTTTTGCGGTCTCACAGGGCCACACATCGCAGCACTCAGCGCAACTGGTCCAAGGAATGCCGTCGTAGTTGATGCCGTATCCGGGCTCTGGTTTGTGTAGTTCCTGTACCGACTTAGCCATCTCACGGGCAGCCGCGACCAGATCGTCGCGGTCCATTGGGAGATCCGCTAGGTCGCCATATTGGTCAAGTAGGCGTTGTACGGCTTCGATCGCAGGGTCCGTCATCGCCCCGCCCTTTCTAGCTTGGTAGCAAGGGCTTTCAACGTCCCGGTGAGCCTGGGGACACCGCATCCGTTCTCGTCCCAATCGCGGGCAGCATCCCGATACGCCTCAGATTCCAAATCGAATGCGGAACTGAAATCGTCGGGCTCCCCCGGTTCGACCCACCGCCAATGCCAGCCGTCATCTTCAAAGATCTCGTAGCCGGTTTCGATGTCACTCCACGGTCCGTACAGTCCGCTCATCGCCCACCCCTTGCGAATGCTGCTATAGCCTTAGCCCCGGAGGGGAACGAACGGATTGGGCTGCATCCCAAAACCTCATGCTCCCGACAAATCCACCACCAACCTTCGGGGTCGGTATGGATTGCCCACTTCCAGTTACCGTCGCGCCCTTCGTAATAGCCGTACTCGCTCATAGCTTCACCACGTCTTCTATAAGGTCGTGTGGTGCTGTTACTTCATGCCCGCAGCAGGTGCAGCGTCCTCTGCGTCTGGTCTCTATCGAGGCTTGTACCCAGTTCCCGATCGTGGAGACATGCTCAGCACAGATGAACACTTCAACGGCCGGTCTGTCGCAGTGGTCTACGAGGTGGATGGTGACCATGAAGTCCGCGGGCCTGTAGCAGTCTTGGCATGGGGGTGTGCATTCGATCTTTAATCGGGCTAGGAACGCCATAGGGGTCTCTACACCGGGTCGGGGTTGTAGTGACACCACCGGTTGGGGTTTGGGCTGTGTGCGTTTAAACCAGGCGGTCATAGCGGCATCACCAACATCGACCACGATTCGCCGCAGAACCTACAGGTGGGTCCTAGGGATGCCTTGATGTTCTTCATGACCCCAAGGCATTCGTCGCAGAGGTCCATGACGAAGTTCCCGTGCTCGAACATGTCCGCGCCGTGGATCCGGACTATCCACGCGGCTTGACGGTCGCAGCCGTGCTCGTGCGTCGTGCCGTTACAGCCGTGTATCCGACACTCACATGCCCTCGCTGGCATTTCTCCTACGAGTTCTTTGATGTCTGTTATGGCTTGGGTAGTCACGATGCCGACCTCCTTTGGTTTGTGGCGTCATGGACAAGCTGGAGATTTGGGATGGGCGTCTTGCATTCGCAGTCGATGACGCCGGAATCGTCAGGGAGGTCGATCCATCCGCTGCCGCCGCAGAGCTTGCAGTTGCGACGGCGTTCGGCCGCCGCTGTGCGTGCTGCCTTCTCTGCGATTTCGGCCTGGAGTTCCTGTGCCTTCTCGGTGTCTTTGACTCGCTTGCAGCCCCGGCAGTTTTCGTCTTCTGGATTTCCGTAGGGGTGGCGCGCGCAGCGCGGGGCTGACGTCGACTCGGGCTCTGGTGAGGTTCCCGGTTTTGGTGACCCCCCTAAAGATTCATTCTGAGGAACGAAGAATGAATCTTTCGTTGGGGTTGGGGTTGGGGTTGGGTTGTCGTGTTCCGCCAGCGTTCCTGCCGCGTTCCGAACACCGTTCTTCCCGCGTTCCGAACGCTGTTCCGAACGCTGTTCCGAACTACGTTCTGCCGCCTGCCTAGCCTTCCAGGCCTCCTTGCGCGCCCTAGCTTTCTCGGCCTTCTCCTCGATTTCCTGACGCGAAAACTGGAACTTCAGGTAGTCGTGGATCAGGTACTCATCGCCGCCAGGTTCGCCGCCGTCTTCGCGGGAATGACATTCCTCGCACCCATGGCCACACTCGTGCCAAAGCTCTGATGCCATCATCCATTCGATGACCAACTTCACCGCGTCATCACCGTCGACGCCAACACCGAAGCAATCCGATTGACTAGTGGTGATACCTATGCCGTCGAAGTCAAGGAAAAGTCGAGCCTTGTTCTTTTTGAAGAATCCGTCCGTTAGGTTCCGGTTACAGAAACCCATAGCCGCGAAGTGCAGCGCCACCCCCAGCGGTCCGACTTCACTGAACTTGTCGTTGTCGTAGAAGTCATCAGAGACGCGTATCCAGCCCATCTACACCGCCTCCTGGTTTGTGAAGTCAGACTCGAAAGCCATGGAGCGCCAGCCCTCTTCGGGATCGGCAGCGCAGAAGGTATGCATCGGGAAAATAACCTGCCAGGAGTCGTCTATCTCGGACTGGTCATCTATCGGTGCACGCCAGTACAGCGCGCCCGACTGGTCCTGACATCTTGTCGCCAATGCGCCATCGTCACGCCTCCGCACAACTCCAGGGGGATCACCCAGCCGCGCCTGATTGACGATCGCAATTGCTCGTCGGAGCGAATACTCGTCGGCTACGGCTGCATCCCTATGGAACATCCACCCGTACTGCATGGGGGTTGTTAGTGCTGTCACTTCGTCATCCGACAGCACCCACTGCCCGGGAACTATGCGCTTACTCATCGTCACTCCTCTCAAATCCCCCATAAGGGCAGTACCGGTAAAGAGGCTCAAAAAAACCAGGGATAGTGGCTTTACAAGTGCCGTAGTGACGTTGATGCTCATCGAGATCGTGGCCGCAGGAACAGAGGTCGGTCATGCGGTCTCCTCTAGATCGATCCAGTCGTCATCGAAAAGCGAGGGCGGTGCCACGGAATCGGTATCCAGCCCGCTACGGCATCCGTACGGAGAGCAGCTGGGACGCTCAACGTCATCCACCGTCTCGAAAGTCACATCCTCAATAGGAATGCGGCTCTTATGGAGAAAGGCTTCGTTGTCTAAACCGGGGGTGTTTCGGATACTGCGGTCCAGATCAACAACCTGCTGCCACTGCCGCTCATCTTGTTTGATGCGGATCCACTCAGCGTCCGAATGCCACGGACAGCCGATACACGCCGACTTCATCACCTCAGGGAATCCGTGACGCGTGTTGTACTCACCGCAGTCGTGCCGAGACATTGAAAGATCAGGCGGCACAACCTCGCCGTTTTGATCCCTGCCAACCAAAGGGAAAGTGTCGAAGGCGTAGGACACGCGCGACGGTGATATCCGGTCCATCTCATCAGCAGAGAAGCCCACGTAGCTGCGCGCCCACACCCCTTGTGGTGGCGCGCCAACCTTCCGGACAGTGCCAGTCCCCCGGCAGACCGAGCAGATACCCCAGGGATTGTCGTGTCCATACTTCACCAACCAGGGGGCATTGCGCTGCCCCTCGCCGCTACAGAAAGTGCAGGACCCCTCGCTTACCTTGGCTCCCAACTGCTCACGCAACCACCGATAGATGGCGATCATCTTGAAGTTGGTTGTGCAGGCCCGGCTGGTAATACCGCCTGGCTCGCCTGTCTTCGGGTCCCTCGTGTACAACGGCAGGGATCTTGGAAAGTGGGGGTCCAAAGCCTCGTCGTAGATACTCCCTGCCCGAACGCGCACCAGGGCTATCCCCGCCGGCGCCAACACCTCCTCATCTAGACGAGCGAGATGCGCGTATACCTCCGGTGGCTCCCAGCCGGTATCGGCGAATACCGCAAACCGGGGCTTCTCAATGACCCCCTGCGCCGCTAAGAGCGCTATAGCCGTCGACTGCCACCCCGCGCCCATGCTCTGATACAGGAATCTGGGCTCTGGTTCGCGATCCAATTCACGACGTTCAGAACGGGTTAGGAGGTTTGGAAAAAGTAGCCCTTCCCGCAGGTCGCTCATCGCTCCTCCGAATCACGATCAGCCGCTACCTCAGCCGCTACCTCACGTTCGGTGATGCATTGAGAAGCGGCTAGCCACCAGCTGCCGACGGTCCACGCATCCTCGGGAGAGAAGCTGTCATTCTGGTCGTAGACACACCCGTCTTCGGTGCAAGCGAACACACCCCAATCACTCAGGTGCTTATTCTCGTTGCTGTATCCATACCCATGGGGCTCACGGTATTTCGGCTTTGGTAGTTCTACTACTGCGTATCCATGGGCTTTGAGTTCTTCAAGGATGAAGCCACCAAATCCGGCGCTGCCAAGAGTGAAGGCGGGGCCGTACCATCTGATCGCGGCTTGCGTGATGATCTCATTCGCGTTCTTAGGCTCGCTCATGCGCATTCCTTCTTGTCTTCAACAAACCCTACGCAATCACAAAGGGTCACACCGTCATCCAAAGCCCCGTAACACTCAGCTGATTGACCGTTATGCTGGTATCTCTGATGACCACAACGGCAGAAGTGGTAAGTAGGCCAAACAGTCACGCGCCCTCCTGGAAGTCGAGAATCATCTGATCGAGACGGCGTGCTGCGATCTCGCAGTACTTCTCCTCAAGCTCAACCCCGATTGCTCCCCGGCGCAGATTCCTAGCGGCAACCAGCGTCGACCCAGAACCGGCGAACGGATCCGCCACAGCCCCAGGTGGGCAAGATCCAATTAGCCGCTCTAACAGGTCAACCGGCTTTGCGTGCGGATGGGAATACCGGAACGCAGGTGAAGTTGGGCCAGCAACCCATGACCCACTCCGCAGGATGCTCGTATCCCCACCAACCGCAGAAGGCCACGGCCCCGTCAGGTAGATCGCCTCAGCATCCCTGCGGAACCCGGCTCTAGCCCCCCTGATTCCAGCGTCAGCAGCCTTGGCGTAGACGAGGCACTGCACAGCATTGACGGGCTGTTGAATAAGTAGATCGCCGAACACAACCCCAGGACGGTCGCCCCACATCGCCAAGGCGGCATCCCTCACGGCCGGTGAGTCATCATTGGCTATTCCGCCATGGGGCTTGCTTCCAAGCCCGCGCCCGTGGGCGTTGGTCAGTCCAGACCCGCTCTGCCAATTCCGTCCGTATGGGGGATCGGTCACGAGCACATCAGCTTCCAGCCACTCGGTGATCTCAAGGCAATCCCCGTGATACAGCGTCACTAGATCGTCTTGGTAGTAAGGCTTCACGCGGCTTTCCTTTCCAGCTGGCGGCGTAGCGATTCGAGCTGAATCCCCATCGCCGCGGCCACTTCCGCGTCACTCAAACCTGTGCTGCGGTAGTCCTCGTACTTCTGAATCCATGTCGACTTCCCGCCCGAATCTGGTGTAGCCGATGGGTCGTCGATGTCGTCTTCATCCCACGCGAACGGCAGGGCCCAACCCTTCTTACGGCCAATGGTGCGCATCCGTTTCGAGGGGCCAGGGACCATCTGAAGCCGGCTGAACAACTCCGCGATCTGCCGCGCCCGCACAACCGACACAGTCCGCCGGTCCAAATGGTTCCCCAACGTTGAGGCGGGGATACCCATCTGCTCCGCCAACACCGATACAGGCCAACCACTAGCCATCAACGCCCGCAGCCGCCGCACTGTACCCGTAGCATCAATCGTCCCCGATGTGCCAAACCTCATTGGTATAGCCAGGATCCGTACCGCCGTGGCCTTACGCATCTTCGGATACGAACCGTCACGGATCCTGTCAACCCCGCCCCGAGTCATTCCCGCCAACTCGGCAATCTCGGTCCAGGAATGCCCTGAGTCGAACAGCCTCAACAGATGCTCCCGGGCCGCGGTTGGATCCACATATCCCCGGTCTGACAGCTTGTAGTGCGGATTGCACAAACCTCTGCGTCTGTAGATACCGGCCCGGTGGCAGTTCTCGCGCCTACACTTCATGCCGCCCGCTCCTCACGAATCGACCCATCGTCGGCAAGCCACACCCACCGCTCATGCCGGTAAAACACACGCGCTGTCCTCATGCGGCATCGTCCAATCGGTAGTCACCGCTGTCATCAAGGAACACCCATTGGCCACACCTCAAAGCCGAGTGATTAAGCGGATTCTCGAAGGACTTCAGCGACCACCGGCCCTGTTCTCGAGACTCTTTGGGATGCACCGTGCACCAGTGGTGACACGGATGGCATAGATGCAGGCAGTTGGCCGGCGTCCACTTGCCGCCCTGGGAGCGATTCACCCTGTGATGAACCTCTGTCGCCCAAGTCTTGAAACACTTCTCGCAGACCCCTTGTGAACGCTCATACACCAACTTGCGACATCTTTGTTCGTTCATTTCGACCGCTCCGCCTTGATCCGTCGCATGTCGAATCGCTTATGACAGCTGACGCACCGTGGGTGGTATCGATCGATATCTAGGCTGTAGGGGCCTTTATCGGGGCAATATTTCTGATCAGGGTCGGTGTGGTCATAAGACCAATGCGCCGCACTCTCACCGCAGTCGATGCACCGATAGTTGGTCGCAGAACCGCGTGCTCGACGGATTCTCTGGTGCACGGTGGTGCTACCAGCAGCGGCTCCCACCCATATTGGGTTGTTCTCACCCTTTGGTTCCCAACACACATCGCCGCGCTTCTTGAGCCTTAGGTAGTGCATGCGGCAGTAGCCGCGGGCATCTTCAGATTCCTTGCCGTGCCCAGCCGGCCTGCCGCACCCATCCGCAAGACACTCACCTGAGATGTACTGCGGATCCGACAAGCTGCCAGTGCGGCGCAGCCGGTAGTAATGCTTCTCGCAGTATTCACTAGTGCGAGAACGGGACTTATTGTCGCAACCGTCTACGGCGCAGAGTTCGGCCCAGGGCTCTGAGGTTCCATGCTTGCGCCAACGAGCCCAATGCATGCAGCACATACCGCGCGCCCGTAGTGGCTTTGTGCAATCACCTACGGCGCAAAGCTTGGCGCTCAGCTCTTTGGCTTCCGAGGTGAACTCGCCGGCCTTAGGCACTAGCGGCCTCCGCTCGCTCCCAAATGTCAGCGAATGTCCTCAACCCGCCGGCAGACCAGCCGCCCTCGAGTTCGTCGAGACGGTGCGGGAATTCGGCGCGGAACCGTGCGTCAGCTTCCTCCAGTACTGGGGCGAGCTCGCGCATCTTTTCGGGCAGTGTCATGGCAGCTCCTTCATCCTCAAAGCCGTGGAGAGGGTGAACAGGCCGCGGGATTGCATGTCCTCGAGTAGTTCGCGGGCGTCGTCTTCGCCGCGCCAGGAGACTGTCGGGTTCCCTCCGGGGACGTGCTGCACTTCAACCCCGGGTGGGAGTGGGGCGCCAGCGGCCAACGCTGATGCTGCGGCGGCTAGGACGGTTTTGCGTCCCTGCTCGGTGAGTTTGTGTTCAGCCAGCATGGGGTCGTTGAACTCTTCAAGAGCCCAAGCGATAGCCGCAGCTTCATGAGTGATGACGGGCATGTCCCGTGGCCCTTCAGGGTCGGAGATGAGGACGTATCCGATGCGGCGTTTCTTGCCGTCAACCTCAACATCCGACATCACCGGAATACGGGTACCGGGATCGTTTTCGAGAAGGAACTTCGACTTCTCTTCGCGTTCAATCTTGTCCGCCAACTTGCGGAACTCCGCCGCTACGGCGATACGCATCTGCCGATTCACCGCGGGTTCCCCTTCTCGTCGTACTCGTCATCAACCCAAAACCAGTCAGGAACAGCCGGACCAGGATCAGACAGACGCCGGTAATCGGTTGCGAGCCAATCGGACATACGGACACCACGACTCATGAGATGACCTCGGTGTAGGGGCCACGATCGGTGAGGAATGTGGAACTCAGTACGCGGTGCCCGTCGTCGTGCACCCATCCATCTGCGGTGTACCGGAATTTCCAACCGGGAGTCTGCTCCTGATCGTCAATCAGCACATATCGGGCTTCCCACACGGTGCCGTCTCGGGCCTCTTCGCAATCCAAACTTGGAAGTTCACGGGGCTTTGGGGTGACGCGGATAGCTGGCGGGCAATCACAGTCATACACCTCAGAAACGCCACAGCATGGTTCCTGTTGTGCTGTTGGGTCGGGCGTGAACGTAGGCAGTGTCCCGTCTAGGTTCACCGTGCCGTGCGGGTCGGCGTCGAACACAGACGGCTCCCGCATCAGCCGCTCAAGTCGCGGCTTATCACCTTCGTGGTACTCGTCCGGGTCGTAGATGACAGGCCAAGAGTCGGCCTCGTCGTCATCAGTTGGTTCGTCGGCGAACAACTCCGGGTCATTCAGCGGCATGTAACTCCAAACGGGGGCACCCCAGAATCCGTCGTGGTCGTACTGAACCCGGACGGCTACAGCCGCCCCGTCCGGTCGTTTTGCAATCGTCCCTATTGGCGCGCCGGGATTCCCAGGATGGAAGATAACTGGCCAAGAATCCGCATCACTACCTGCATTCCCCATTGCGGGAAGTGCGTAATGCCAACCAGATTCAGTACGGAAAGCCACATTCAGCCCGTCTGATCGTCGTGCGATGGTGCCAACAGGTGCACCCTCAGGGATGCTGTTAGCGGCAGCAATCATCTGATCAACCACGGGCAACCAGTCTTTGACGGCGTCACTCCAGCCCGCAGTTGATCCGCTTGCGCCAACCCCTGCCATCGCTTTCCGCTGCGCTTCAGTTGGCTCCAGCTTCACAACGCCACCACCCTGTAGCCCTCTTCTGACAACACCTCACCGATACGGGCCATCACAGTCCCCGCATCACCACCCAACGACAACTCGCTCATGCCACCTTCTCCTCACGCCTCACACACCACGGGCACCGCTCAGGAGATGAAAGTTCCCAAGCCACATACGAATCACGCACAGATCCGACAGACGAATACACATCAGCGATGACAAGAAGACCGCTGCCTTCACAGAATCGGCACGTCATGGACGCACCCCCTTCGCATACTGGAATCGCTCACCAGCAGCCCTAGCTGCCTGCTTATCGGGGTGAGGAAACAACCCCTTATGGGGCTTGCCGGATTGATCAACCCAGCACCAACGCCACCCACCGTTCCAACGCTGAACCTGCAACTCATTCATCGACATACCGCCGCTCTAGGGAAGCTCTTGCCACTAAGTCCATTCCGCTGCGCAGCCACCACACGGTGTAGTCCCGGCCCTGATGCTTTACCTCCATGGAGCACCGATGATCAGCGGCCCATGTGGCGATATGGGCGACTCCCTCGTCCCAATTCGAGGCGCAGTATCCGGCCTCATCAGAGATGAGCACGTAGTAGTAGTAGGCGCTACTCATCGTCAGCCCTCGTCCGCATATACGGAGGAACCGAGTCCTCTATTCCTTTCGCCCACTTTGGGTTCTTTCCGCCTGGGACAACCGACACTCCCGACGGAAGTGTTGACGGATGCCCCGTGAGGTGGGCAACTTTCCGGCGGAGTTCAGTGTTATCACTTCGGAGAGAGCCGTTGTCGGCCATCAACCACAGCACCGCGACAACCAACAACAGACAGAAGACGGTCATCATGACTGCCTCGCTAACCGGATGAGCGCTGTAGCGTGGATGTGAACGATGGTCCTGATGTCAGATTCGCCCGACTCAATACGAGCCGTCAGCGACTGGATGAATTTGTCCCACACCTCTTCTGGGCCATGTTCATCGACCATGTCTTTAATGGAGATGAGGGCTTCCGAAAGGTGCTCGTTAGCCGCTGCGAACAGTTGGTCTATGGCGCCGAGCTCTCGGATGTTCATCTCCCACCCGCCAGGAAATACATGCCAGCGATGAATATGAAGATCACCGTGGTAAGCGACACAAACCCAACAACATTCGCGATCACATGTCCATGCTGCGACGGCGCACCCTTCGGGCAATCATCACTGTGATGAAACGCTCCATGCTCGTAACACCAAGGCAAGGGATAGATTTGGATCACGACTCCTCCCCTCTCGCCAGCAAGGGAGACACATACTCGGGGTGCCGCTTGGTCTTCCAGCACTCCCACAACACCCACACAACGGTGCCAATCCCGGCGAACAGCACCACACCTAAACCGATACCCGCCACCCACAACACGGCGGTAATGAGAGCGTCCATCACGCCACCTTCTTTTCATCTTCAGGCCACACAAACTCAGCACTGGGCCAGTCCCAGCTCCTAAGACCCACCCCGGCAATCAATTTCGCTTCAAGACAGATCTCCAACATGGGCAGAGGATCCACAGCAGAGGGCTCCGGCACGGGCTTGCCTGAGACGTTGGCGACCATGTCCGCCAACGCCGCTAAAGCACCCACAACAAATCCCAGAGCCTCGTAGTCGTCCAGGATGTCGGCTTCTGTTTCACTCACTTCACACCGCCTTCGGCGGCCACAGCGGCTGCCAGTTTCTTGGTTTCTCTGGCCACCATGTCGGCGTCCCAATTGACGTCGAATGGCGCTCGCGGTTGATACCCAGGATTGCCCGGCCAGATGTCGCCGCCGTGGAGTGTGTCGAATCCGATCCAATGCCCTGCAATACCAACCGCGCCGTACGTGAGTCCGCCGTGGACTTCTACGTCAATCGCTTCGTAATCCAGCCCGAACCAAGGGTGTCCCTCGGGGACTCGGACATATCCGTTTACTGCGCCATACAGGGGCGCTTCGACTGTGGCCCATTCGATTCCATCGACCTGACCGGTTTCGATAGGCGACTTACGCGTGGGGAATGGTCCACTCACAGCTGCCGCCCACCCTTGTAGTAGTCAATAAACTTCTTCAGCAAGGGAACGTATTTCGGGCAGTACCAGATAGTGCTGTACGCCAACACTTGCCCCGCCGTATAGGCGTCGGTACTCGCTTTCTTGATCAGCGATTCCCCTGTTTTGAGAACCCCATCGATCGTGGGATCAGCATCCAGGCTTCGGCACACCGAGATGCCGTACTTTTCGGCCAGGTCTTGAGCCGAGTCAGCGTGAGCTGGTGGAGCACACGAAACCGCGGTGAGGATTACGGCTACAGCCGCGATTGTCTTCATCGCGCACCAGCTGTCATATGTTCTCTGTATGTATCCCAGTCAAAGTCGCCAGCTTGGTAGCTGCGAGTTACCGGGTTCCATCGCCGCGCCCATTTGGCAGCTTCAGTGACCCCCGCGTTGAATGCTGGCAGGAAATCAGACACCAGATCGGGGTCGATGCGTGAGTAATCTGGACCGGCTATCTCCACATATCCGCCATTGACCCATACCGACAAGCCAGTGACATCGTCTCCATAGAATGGGTTTGGTGGGTTGGTATTCTCAGACACGCCACACCTCCAAGGTGTTGGTTGCAGTGGCGCTGGGGCGGTCTTCCGCCAAGATGTCCCGCCCCAGCGTTCGGGGGTTATTCAGTTGTTGAAAGCTCTACGCCGACTTAGGTTCAGACGGCAAGGATGCAAAGAATGCATCGAGTTCTTCCTTGGGGTACAAGGGGACCGAGCCGTCGTACCGCGGGCAGATATGCCCCAAGCGCTTGTGTTCATCCAGCTTGTAGAGGCTGATGCCGAGGTATTCGGCGGCTTCTTTACGGTTGTAGGAAAGCTTGCTCATGACCACTCCTTTCCATCTACCGTCTTGGGATGAGTGATGAAGAGTTCGCGTACACGCTTCGCTACGCGGGAGAGAAGATTCCACTTACCCTTGAGCACGCCCAACAGGTAGCCAAGGCGATCGAGCTCGCCTCCGGTGGGGACACCGTCTTGTGTGACATCAACTACCTGATCGCGGATGGTCGCGGCAATGAGATGCACCGGTTCCTGATCGGGCCCGGTATCCCCGCCCTCCTGTCCGGTCCGTCCTTCCCTGTCCCAGACATCGTCGACCGGTGATATTGGCCCCTTCTTGACCTTGATAACCAGGTGGCGGGCAGGACGATGCAGTTCTTCCTGCACTATCTCCCGTACTCGGGATTCAGAGATGCTCATGTCGTCGTACCTGGCTGGCATACAGCAGGAATTTCGAATCCGGGAATCGTCAGCTTTGGCTCCGGGAGGCATCCCGCTCTCGCTACACACGATGAGCAGACTCGATATGTCACCGTCATTGGGTCCGCGGGGTTCGGATGGCAGCTTTCGAACGTTGCCATCGCCTGATCCCCGGGCACTCCAAGAGTCATGAGGCCGGCCACGCACCATTCCGGCGATCCACGGAAGGCCAGTGCTGTGTCTGTGCCCTGAAAGCACACGATGCAAGATGACGCGCTCATGCCACTCCCACGATCCCGAGGTTCCACCAAGGGTCGACACGCTTACCGCTGCCGCGGTTGTAGAAAATGATCATGGCGTGTGCGAAGCATTGCGCCCCGGGGTTACCGGTAGTGTCCCGCCACTTTCGCGCCTCGCGGCGAAGCTCTACAACGCCAATCTTGTTGAGGCGCATTATCAACTTGTCTTCCTCTATGGCATCGCCGTACCGATCCTTGATAAGCGCCAATGCCGCGATCGGGTCCCGCTGGAATCCGTCATATCCATATGCGTCTCGGATCACCCGCAGCGCAAAGGCAAGTGAGCCCGGTCCTGACTTGTTGTAAGTGTTGACAAGTGCGGTGACGCAACCGATCTCTTCGAGATCCTTGCTTAGTCCGATCACTAGGCCAGCCGATCGCGCGATGCGGTCTATGTCAGTTTCAATAGGGCGTCCAGCCGTTAGTGCAACCTTGTATTTCGACATAGGAGTCTGCGCTTTTACCGAGTTAAGCCGAAGGAACAGATCCGCCTCATCCGCCGACGTCAGACCCTCATAGATATGACACTGGACCTGCTGATCCGATCCCATCCATTGGATAGCTGCAGACTTACGGTGCTGGCCGTCAATGACGTAATACCAGCCGTCCCTGTAGGAGACGTGGAGCATGCCCATCACATCCGGGTTGAACTCGGCCGCAAGCCGATCCACCCACGCCTGATTCAGTGCACGTTGCGCTACAGGGCTTACTTTCATCTGATCTAGCCGCACCCAACCGATGCGGGAAGTGAACTCGATGCGCTCGGGCTTAGACATCGTTGATCTCCTTGAGATGTTTGTTGATTTGCTTCCAGGCGTTACGTGCTTGATTAGTAAGGGTTTCCAGTTCTCCAGGTTCAACCGCTCCGGCGGTTATCCATTTGATGTTCTCTGCGAAAGCGGCGATGCTGCCGGTGATTTCAGCCAGGAACTCGGTGGGCGAGTTACGGAACGGCCACTTGGTGGTCACAGGCTCGGCCACGGCAGCATCGATCAGCGGATCGTCGGCGTCTACGACTTCCCTTGCGGCTTGGGCTTTGTCCTTGCACTTGCGGGCCACATTCGCTCGCGAAAGGTCACCCTCGACCTTCGCCTGGGTGATTACTTCCTCGAACTGTTCATCGGAGACACCATCGGTCATGGCGTAGATCCCACCCGCTCGATGTATGCCCGACAGCTCATGTGGTTTGGCGTAATCAGTTGGCTTAGGTTTAGCGCCTAGATGGCACCCAGGCCCTGATTGTCGGGTTACGCCAGCTCGCACCCTGGCCTCATCGACCGTCTCGACCGCACCAGACGCCTGCCCATCCCGAATGGCTACCCCCAGTCCACGCTCGGCTCGACGTACAAATTCCTCAGCTTCCTGCTGAATGTCCTTACTTAGACGCAGCTGCTTGGCGACCTCAGATACGGCTGATGCCTTGGCCTTCCATTCCATGATTCGCGGAAGCTCTTGTGCCGCAATAGCGGCCAATAGGCCGGTACGCGAGTGTGACAGCATTACCGTTACGGCCGCCGCTTGAGAGTCTCCATCGAGTGACCTGAGGGCCACGACCTTGCTCTCAACCTCGGAAGGGAGGGTGTCTATTACTTCGCCTTCAATGACCGTGGTCATGCCGCGCCTCCCAATTTTTCGATCAGCTTGTCGATTCCCAATGGGGTGACGCGTACCTGCGGAGTCCGCAGGTGGATACGGCCATCGTCGGCGATCCACTCACCGTTGGGCTTCTCGGTTAGGTACCCCGCATTTATGGCCGATTGGTATGCGCGAGGGCGGCCTTTGTGGTCTTTGTACGTCCACCTGATTGCCCTTAAAGACTCCCCGAGCTTGATCTCTCCAGTCTCAATGCCCGCGCGGCACAGCACCTTCGAGGCTTCATTGACGTCGTAGTCGCCGTCGGCGGATAGGAAGTTGTCGAACTTTCGGGCTTTGGGCTCAAGTTCGGCGATATGCGCGTCGCGCTGGTCGATCATCACCTTGGCGTCCAGGAGGGCCAGGGCGAACCGCTCTTCGCGAGTAGCTGGAAGGCGCTCGGAGTCCAGGAGGTGATCCCGGACGTTTCGTGCTACGGGCGAGTCACGCAGGAGCATCCCAACGCGCAGCACGGCACGGCGCGGATAGAGGGTGATGGAGCGTGCCTTTGGGTCGAGATTTGAGACCTGCATGTTGAAGGTCTCAAGAAACTCGGTGCGCGACACGACCCTGATCCCATCGTCATCCAGTTCTTCGCGGTTTCGCATCACGACGGCCTGGATCGTCTTAGTGGGCACCTCGTAGAACTCAGCCACCATTTCGGTGGTCACGTTCAGGTCGTCGGGCAGCATCCGCAGCGCGCCCACCTTGTCGAGTACGTCGGTGCGATCGGCGAGTGCATCACGGTCGGCGCGTGCCGAGGCGAGGGTCAAGTCGGAGCTCATCAAGCCACCTCTTCGTCGGGCACGACAACAAAAAGGTCTGTGAAGCAGTCGGCACCGAAGGCCTCGATACATCCCGCGATGAACCGTGGCCCAGGAGCGCTCTTGCCGGTGACTACACGCGACACGGTTGCGGCGTCGACGTTGATGCGCATCGCAAAATCAATGTCGCGCTGGATGCCCGATAGGCGCTTGATCTTGGCTAATCCCGGCTTGTTTAGTCCGATGGTGGCCAACGCTTCACCTCGTCTCATGGGGCCTATCTGCTGATTTGCGGCCATGCATGCGACCTTACACAGTGCAATGCATGCACGCAATCACCCTAAGTAACGATTTGATAACGGGATGCTAATTGCGCAGATGAGGTGCGGAAAAACAGTGATGTAATTCCCTGATTAGGCGCATTGCGCGCCCGCAACACAGTTTCGCCACTTGCGGTGCTTGCGCCAACGCATACGGTTAGTGCATGAGCGCATGGACGGAGTACATGGACCGGCTCGTTGGCGTCCACACTGCGAAGGCCGTTGCCCAGAAGGTGGGCGTTGACTCCTCGCAGATTTCACGGTGGCGGAACGGGAGATCGATCCCCAGTGTTGAGAACGTCATACGCCTGGCCGAGGCATACAAGGGCAACGTCGCGGAAGCCATGGTCGCTGCCGGGTACATAGATACTGAGACCTATGCGGAGTTTCCGTCGGATCTCGACGCGGAAGATGGTCCCGCGTCCAAGCTGGAGCGCGATCCATTCGCGTCTATATCCGTGCCCAAGCTCCTCAAGTACATCGCACACGTCGTAGTGCAAAGTGGCCGGATCAAGGCTGCCGCTCCAAACATTGATCGCGAAATCTCCCTTGCTGCGATCGAGATCGACTCTCTGAGCTCAGGAATGCTGCTGTCCGTGCTGGCCGGATCTGAGCGGCCAGTTCCCGACCATCTTGTTGCCTCGGTTGAGGCCCTGACCCAATACATCTACGGACCTGGAGAGATGGTCGACATATTGGGGCTTTTCAGCCGAATGTTGCAGGACGAGCCAGGAGCCCACGACGAGGCCATGCGATTACTGGCAGACAAGCACACAACCTCTCAAGACCGCACCGACAAAGGAGTATCAGATGATCTGGAAGCTGCGCCGCAACCGGCAACATCGTCGGAAGTCCACGAAAACGAGGAGGCCGAGCGCCAGCCTGGCGCCGTGAAAACCGAGGCCGAGCCTGAGTCGAAGCAGTCGCGCTGGAAGCTGCCGACGCGACTGAGGGATCTGGAGATTGATCCAGACGCCCCTGGTCTTGGGTGATCTACCCACTTTGAACTGCAAATTGGCGGATAGCGTCATGCGAAACACATTCACATACGGCATGACGAGGAGCTATCGTTGAGTCATGAAGGAAACGACCGCACGGGCAGCGATGAAACGCGCTCGCCAGCGGGGCGTCGACCTGGCGAGCATGACCCCGAGACCTCTGCTGACGCCGCAGCGCCGGATGGAGACGAGCACGACAGCGATTATGGAGTCCGCGGTGAGAATGGTGCGCTCCGCGCGGCGCGCGACGAACTAGATTCCGCCGAAGAGGCTTTAGAAGCCGAGATAGTCGACCACCTACCTAAAGCCGGGCGACCACGATCGATCATTTCCCAATGGTCAGGGGATCTGCCACATCCCGATGATGCAGTGCGATACGAAGCGATCGCACCGGGTACCCTCGATCGCCTCATCTCCCTGAAAGAACGTCACATGAGCGTGATCGAACGTGAGGTCGAGATCGCTGAGAGACGCGCCGACACCGTCCACATAGCCGTAAGTGCCGAATCCGACGTACGGCGCTCCCTAGCCGAGGCCGACACTGGAGCGATCAAACGGGGCCAGTGGCAACTTTGGTCCATCAGCGCGTTCAGCCTCGCAGCCGTAATAACCGGCCTATTCCTCGGATACCCCCAAGCGCTGATCGGCATCCTGGTGCCGATTGTGCAGGCCGGCACTGCGTTGGTGACAACGGTGACGCAGCAGCATCGTGACAACAGTGATACGTCAGGCTCACGCGACAGCGATTAGGTTTCTTTGCTTCCGCAAGGAATGACATCCGTGTAATTCCTGGTCAAAGCCGTTTTTGTCGGTGGTTGGCGCTAGCTTCACCGGCATGAGCCAACGATGGCATCCCTGGCGCTACGCCGCTGATCACTACCCCCATGTGGTCATCAATTGTCGCCAGGAACTACCCGAACAAGTGTGGGGGCTGACCAGCTTCACGCGCCAAAAGATTTGGCTGTGCAAACGATTGCAGCAGGTCCATCGGCGATGCACCCTGACCCACGAACTGATCCACTGGGAACGCGGCCCACTGCCTGCGGACCCACAAGCTGCGGCACGCGAGGAACGCATCGTTGATCAACTCGCCGCGCGCAGGCTCATTCCATTCGACGACCTGATCGACGGGCTGCGTTGGACACGAAACCCAGCCGAACTCGCCGAGGGGCTATGGGTTGACGGCTCGACGCTGCGCACCCGGATGTCCACCCTCGACCCGATAGAGACCGCCCAGCTTGAACATGAACTAGGGGACGAATGGCTATGGATTCCGTGATCGGCCCGAGCACCGCAGAAGTACTTGCATTCGAAAACATTTGGTGGAGCCAGGTTGGCGACAAAGAGGAAGCCATCTGGGGACGGTTCGGGCTCTCCCCCGTCAGGTATTACCAGAAGCTCAACCGGATCCTAGAAAGTGAAGACGCCCTGAAGTCTGATCCGGTGACTGTAAACCGATTACGTAGAATCCGAACGCCTCTTAATCCCCCAGATTGGCGCACAGGGTTATAACCGAGTCGTAGAATGTGCAGGTCAAGGGAGGGTGCGATGGAAGAGCGGGAACCGACAATGGTGTCGCCGACAGCACTAGCCGAAACTGGCGTTGTTGAGACAGCGCCCACCGCCTGGTCCGATACCGACGAGCTTGAAGAGCCTGAACCGTACGACGATCCCCGCCGACGCAACTGGCTGATCAGCGGAGTCATCTTCGCCGCCACAGCAGCGGTCGCGGGACTGGCCGCTGGTGGTGCGTACGTCTTCCTGCACCAGGATCGGACACCACCAGCTCCTCAGCCAGTGACGACCACGGTCGTGGAATCCAAGGCGCTCCCCCCGCCTGTGGTCCAAACTCCGCCAGTGACAGTCCATCCGCCGACGACTACCCGGGCGCCCATTCAATTGCCCGTCGAATATGGCCACGCACTCGTGCAGACGCGATCGGGTAAGACGGCGTGCAGCGTCAGGGTGGACAGTGTCGCCTGCTACGTGCAATTCGTTGTGCCCACACCCATCCGGTCCGGCATGCCCGCGAACATAGTCGGCGTCCGTTCCAATGGACTTGTCGAATGGGCCATTGGCGATCCCGGGCAGCTCCACTTTGGAGCCATGTCCTATGGCACCACCTACCAAGCACTCGGCTGGACCATCACCCCAACCAGCGACGACACCACCTTCGTGAATGATGCGACAGGACACGGGATGACCGTCAGTGTGGAGAACGTCCACGCCTTCTAACTCAGCAGCTCGTTGAGGTTCGACAGTGCCGCCCTTGCGGGTTCATGGTCGACGTGTACGTAGATCTGCTGGGCTACCGCTGATGAATGGCCGACTACCTTCATGCGGGTTTCTTGGCTGACGCCAGCATTGTTGAGCAGGGTGGCGGTTGTATGCCGCGCCGAGTGCATCGAGCGGTATGGGACGCCGGCGGCTCTTACTAGCGCACGCCAGGCATCGGATGCGTCTGTGGGAGATATTGGGTGTCCGTCCGGGTGGCGCCACACAAGCCCATGTGGATTCGGACCCGTGTCGGCTTTGGCGTAAGCCTCCATGATCGCCTGGAGTGGTTTGGTCATCGGAGCTACGCGTGCACCGGCTTTCGTCTTCGGCTTCGTCCACGCAAGGGATAGGTGGCAGGGGCGGTGCTTGAATCCTCTGGGGAGTTCGGGTGGGAGTTGTTGGAGCTGCCAGGAGAAGTCAAACAGTCCTTTCTCAAGGTCGCAGCGGTCCCATTCCATGCCGATGATCTCGCCTTGGCGGGCCCCGGTGAAGAACATGGCCGCCCACATCGTGGCCCATGGGTCGTTGAGTTTGATCGCGGTCGCGATGATCTGGCGGGCCTCATCGAAAGTAAAGGGCTGGCGCTCGATTGCGACATGCTTGGGTTTGTCGACGACCGCAGCCACGTTCTTGTCCAGCATGCCCTCGTCCATCGCATCACCCAATGCTTTAACGAGGGTCTGATGGGCTTTCTGCGCGTTGCGTGTCCCGTTTTTGGCGATCATCTTGCGCACGTCCGCTGGGGTGAGCTTGCCTAGTCTCGTTCCACTGTCAAGAAAAGGGAGGATGTAGAGGCGGACGGTGGTCTCGTAGTACTTGAATGTGGTGGGCCGTACGCGAGGCTTCTGGATTGTTTCGAGCCAATGAGAGAGCCACTGTTCCAGTGTGGTGTTGGAGGTTGTGGGGGCTTTGCCTGATGCGATCTCAGAGCGCAGTGTGCGCAGCTTCGCCAGGGCGGTTGCTTTGTCTTTCGAGGAGACGGTTCGGCGGCGGCGCTTACCGTCTTCGGTGGGGATGTCGACAGCTCCAACCCACATGCCATCGCTGCGTTTGTAGAGTCCGCCGTCACCGCGGGTGCGCCTTTGCCCCAT